AGAAATATTAGGCATGCCTGAATTTTACAAACCTACAATAAGCCACATTGTTGACCTTGAACAGAAACAACAATGGATCTCCAAAGACGATCATCATCCCAATCAAGTCAGTCATGATGAATGGGCCAGCGAGTTGCTTAAATTTTACAATACCTTGTACAAATGAAGCATCAGTATACCCTGGGACTCAGTGCTGGATTTCATGACGCGGCTGCCACGCTCATACGCAACGACGGTGAAATTGTATTTGCCGGTCACAGCGAACGATATTCAAAAAAGAAGAACGACGCTAATCTTTGTCCAGAACTCATGACAGAATTCTGTGAATACGACATAGATACCATTGCTTACTATGAACGTCCTTGGTTGAAACAAGCCCGCAATTTGGTGTCAGGGCAAGGCATAGACTGGAACAATGTTACTGTCCGACAAGTGTTACGAAATCAATTGGGTTCCTGGTTACAACAGCCGCCCAGACACATCAACACTTACAGTCATCACCTGTGCCACGCAGCCGCAGGATTTCAAACCAGTTCCTATGAGCGTGCCACTTGTGTGGTCGTAGATGCCATTGGCGAGTTTGACACTGTCTCAATATGGGGAGCAAAATATGATGGATCAGGTTGTGCAACATATAAGAAGCTTTGGAGCCAAACTTATCCCAGAAGCATTGGGCTCTTTTATAGTGCAATTACTCAGCGCATTGGCCTACACCCGTTAGACGAAGAATACATTACCATGGGCATGGCCGCTTGGGGTGAACCTCGGTATGTGGAAGAACTACGTCCCCTGCTCAGTGAAAATCTACACATAGGTATAGATCCAGAATTCCTGTCAGGAGCAAGCAATGAAGATATTGCTGCTAGTGCGCAGATTTTAACAGAACAACTGATATATAACATAATACGTTACGCCCGAGAGTTCGGATGGAGTTCTAATCTAGTCTACCAGGGCGGCGTGGCTTTGAACTGTCTTGCTAATAGAAAACTTGGTGAATTTTTTGAAAACATTTGGATCATGCCTTGCCCTGGCGATGCTGGCAATAGCCTTGGTGCTGCCGCATTGGCCCATGGAAGACGTCTACGCTGGACAGATGCGTACCTTGGCCACGAAATCTCAGGAAAATATCCTGTTGATGCCCTCGTTGATAGTTTACTCCGTGATAGAATCTGCGGTGTCGCTAGTGGTCGAGCCGAGTTTGGACCCAGGGCCCTGGGAAACAGAAGTTTGCTCGCAGACCCAAGAGGACCAGATATAAAGGATCGTGTGAATGAAATCAAACGTCGTCAAAAGTTTAGACCGTTTGCGCCGGTTGTTCTAGCAGAGCATGTGGCGGAATTTTTTGATATGCCCAGCGGTTTCGGTAGTAGTCCTTATATGCAGGCAGTTGCACATTGCCGCAGTCCTGACCTATACCCTGCTATCTGTCATGTGGATGGTACTAGTCGAGTACAGACTGTGGCACGCGACGGCTCGGGCATTAGGCGGCTCTTAGAGGCCTGGTATGCTCGCACTGGATGTCCTTTACTACTCAACACTAGTCTCAACATTAGGGGCGAGCCTATGGTCAACGATCGTGCCGACGCCGATCGTTTTGAGCAACTATACCGTGTTAAAGTTTGTTCTTGATATTGGTCACAACTAATTCGGCAAATCTTTGGTGAGTATCTAGGAAGTAATGCCCCCATTCGGTTTTCTTGCACTGGTTACGATTAGCCCAGTCATAGAACGGTTGGTCTACGGCCCAGGTTACATAATCAGGACATTCAATAGGATAAAAACTGTCAATGTTAATTACTGGAATTGAGCGATGTTGAGCCAGGCTGTTTAATCCCAATATGTTTTTTAATTTGTTTAATTTGCTGGTAACCGGATTAATTTGATAACGAACCCACTGCTCACGATAGGCCTGATAGTCCGAATTCATTGAAATTTGTCCGCCTGAGTTTTGCCCAGACAGTGCATACTTACTGTCAACAAGAGGATAAAAAGTATGATGCCCCTGAGATAGTGGTAACCATTGATGATCAAGATCGTGCCATATTTCCGTACGATCAATACCTGTCCAACAAGCAATTACAATATCGTCTTGGGTCAATTGATCCAACTGTTCGTTGAAGATTCTAAACATTGCATCATTACTACCACCGGGTATGGCATAATTCAGTGGCCGGTAACCCAACTGTTGAGCTATCAATACTGGATAACTATTTTGCCAACCAAAGTTTATTGGATCATCAATGGCAAAAGACGGATCCTTATACATTTCGTCACCGGCGGCATGACTACATCCAAGTATTAATGCCTTCATAGGTAGCTTTCCAACCCGCCTCTACGTCTGAGATCCTGTGTGCAACAACTTATACCACCGTCCCAGAAATAGCTGTGCCGTAGTTCGCTGATAATGGGATTAATTTTGTGGCGGTTGCAAAAATCAAAAACGTCTCGATTGTAGGCGCTGAATATAACATTTTCTTCATCTAAAACTAAACAGTTGACATCAAACACAGTTTCGGCTACAAAGCCTGTCCATTTGTTTAGATAGGTGTTTACAAATTGAGTGAACTCTGGAGTAGGCGTCTGTCCCTGCACATACCAGGCACCTGGATTTGATTCGTATTTAAATTTGCCCACTTCCATGGCGGCCCAGATCGAACTATCCCAAATCTTTAATACTTCCCAACCCGGAAAGTCTCGGGCTAAATCAAGGTGCATGTCGTGTTTGCTGGAAAGAATTACCCCGGGTTTGAGAATAGCAAAAACAGCATCACCGTGCCCATCTGTGACAGCTTCGTGAATTCTATATTCGGGCCCTAAACAATTTTCCACTATCCATGCTGTTTGATCTGGACGTAGGAAATCACTATTGTCAAAGAACACATCACGACCCACGCGAACGATACAACTGGCTGATGCACCATTCAGTATACAGTCTGGATCCCAGCGACTTGTGTGAGGGTTTACAACTTGACTTTGATAATCATTGCAAATCTCATCCAGTTCAGACATGTTCAATACTCTTAACAGTTTTTGACCCAGACTGATCTGCCAATCTCTTGGAGTCAATGGAGGCAGTGGTGCACCACCACCTTCAGTTTGGAACCACACAAATTGATCCTTGTTGGGCAAATTGGGTCTGCGTACTCGGGCACCATACTGTTCTATGGTGCGTTGAAGATTGTCTAAATCTTCTTCAGTTTCGGCCAGGATCTGTTGCAATTGATTGCGTACTTGGGCATCGTCTATAAAATCAAAGTAGTCGGGACTGTAGGCACGACCCACTATGACTTCTTCAAGTGGTTGCCAGCTGGTGTAGGAGTTTATCATATAAGGTATTTAATCTAGACCTTTTTGAGGATAGAAAATGTTGTTGGTTGTACAGCACATCGTCGAGGCATGATTTGAACCAAGAATCTGGATCCTGGGCACAAATCTGTTGCATGGAATTCAATATCTTTTGCCAACGGCGGGTGTTGTCAGTTTCAAGATCGTAACTGTTGTCAATCGCATGATCAAATGTGCGATATCCCAGATCTCTCAGGGCCTGTAAACTTCCAGGAGCACCAACAATCACAAAAGGTTGTCCGTGCTTGATGGGTTTGAATGTTTTTTCAGTTAGAAAAGCCCCGCCAGATTGGTCGGGATCAAAGTGTGTTTCAATCACAATGTGGCAATAACTCTGTGTGTAATGAGTCGGCACATGCAGGTGATGATCGTTGTGCTGATCTGCTGTGAGTGTGTCGCAGGTATACGGACCTTGATTTACAAATTCTTCTACAGTATTGCGCAGTTCTAAAACGTCAATTTCTATGGGATTGTCTGCGGGATCGTTGCCCGCAGTGACGTTGGTGTTGTAGCTCCACTGACTAAGTTCCAAGATGCCGGCACGCTGTAAGTCAGCCATGACTGTGGCACGCCACCATTTGTGTGTGCGATTCAGTATGGTAAATCGCCAGGGCCTGGGATCAACATGAGTGTCACATGCAGGAATATTTTGATTGCGGTGCCAATACAGCAATTCATGATCGGGAAACCAGGCAAAGTTTTGTATGTGATCAGCACTAGTATTTCCACTGACAAATTGATAACAATTGGTATCTCGTCCGTGGTCTTGGCACAACTGATCCAGTCGTTGTTTTATACGCAAGGGATTGTCACCTTCATGATAGTAGAACAACACACGGAGCCCACGCTCAAATACCTCAGCTGGTATCAGAGCAATGTAGTCAATGTCAAAATCAAAGAATCCCAGGCCAATGGTATAGAAATTTTCAGATCCGGTGCAATTTTTTACTGTGTGTATGTGGTGCGGAAAGCTGTGTGTGGCACAGTGTTCATGCAGTTCGCAGGGCACAGTGTAAGGCCAATGATAACAAAACTGCCGCCACTCAGTGGTATAAGGTTGTGCGGGCCACTCAGCCAAGGCCGGATAGGCCTTGCTTCTCAACACAGCATCAGCGGCAAAATTAAACTCGTAGGCCATTTAACATGTTGGTCAATTCACGCCAAAGCACCTCAGCAAATCCACCACGATAGAAATGATTGTAGTTGTGTTCAACTCGAGGCAAGCAGGCCCGATGTATCTGTTGTCGCTCGCGTACCGAAAGATTATTAAGGTCTTTTAATAACTGTACCACACGCTCTACACGACGTATGTCATCAGTTTCTTCATCATAGCTTTCGTCCAAGATACCAGCAAAGGTTTGGAATCCATATTCACGCATGTAGGCCAAACTACCAGCAGGCGCCACCAACACAAACGGCATTTCAAGAGCAATGGCCTTGAATGTTTTTTCTGTGATGTGTGTTCTGCGACCAAAATACACTGTTTCGGTGGACACATACACCAGGCTGTCCTGGGCTTCGGCAAAGTTCCCCAACCAGCAACTGGTCATTTGTTGTGTTTCTTCGCCGGCAAATAATCTGGGCAACTGGGCCTGATCAAATACCTGGGTAATGTCCTGGTATACATTGTTGTACTTTTGTGCTATACTAGTAATATCTATGTTTTCAACTGGACATATTCTAGGTGCGGTGATATGGTTATTTTGCAAGCCATGTTTGAACACATGGTAAAGAAACAATACACGATGATCTCTTTTACCGGCCACAATACGATTTGGGCTTACAAATGTTCTTGTAGGTGTTCTATCTTGAGCACGAGGAATTAAAAATGTCTTATCATATCCACGGAACCAATCCAGGCAGGCCCAGCCATGGTAAAAATAATAATGGCTGGCCCAGTTATAGCGGTCGCATAGTTGTTGAACCATTTCTCCACGTTCACTTACTACAACATGTCCTGTAGGATTATCTGAAATATCAAGATTCCTTCTTACTACATCACGGAACAACGGATCATATAAGTCGGCATCTACCGGTTCTTGATCGTGAAAAAACACATAACTGGTTTCTATGACATTGTCGCGGCCTAGATTAAATAAATGCTCTGGACCAGTGTGCCCGGGTGGATCACAAAAAAACATTCTAGTTCCAGGACAATGTCGTCCCAACCAAGGCCAAAATGTATGGTTGTAAATCTCGTCTATTCTAATCATGTTTGATATATTTTATTCCGGTACTAAACCTAATTTATTTGCTCACGAGCGTGAAGCTCGCGATATTGAACATGCACGAGAATTAAGCGGTACTAGATACTTCTGGTGGGTAAACTATTTAACTGACTACACGGGGTTTGATTTTTTATGGGAACCAGTGCCTTGGCAAGCCAATCAGCGCCATGCATGGCCCAGCCAATGGCAAAAAGACGCTGGGACATATTTGGTTCCTAAGCAAGGCTATATAGAAACTAATTATAGATTAGGTACAGAATTACAACGATTACCCCAGGAAACTAACTGGCAAGGAATAGGACTAATAGATATTAGTTGGCACCCAGATCCGGCAGAGCCACCAATGGTATATCAATTTGGAACACAATGGCAAAAAACCGGAGGTCCGACGTATGTTGTTCCTGGAGGAGTTGATATAAAGTATGTTGATTGTCCTAGGGTATATAAAACCACTATAGATAATAATTGGGTAACTCCAGATTCGGTAGATACAACAACATTTGACTTTACTTGGCACCCCGACGATACTGACCCGCCTTATATCTATCAATTTGGCACACAACATCAGCGCACCGGCGGCCCACAATACATTGTTCCAGGTGCAACAGATTTAAAGTATATTGATCAAATAAAAATTTCTACACGTCAAGTAGCTACAGCTATCTATGAAATTGATCACATGGACGGCAACGCTGGAAAAATACCTAACACTACAAAAACAGTTAGATATTTTGACAATTACTTAGATACTCTGAAACGAATAGCAAAAAATTGCAACGAAGAGTTTATATGGATTTGCAGCAGTATCTGTGATTATAGTAATTTTGATTTTACTTGGCATCCGGAACAATGGCAAGCAACGATGTTACATGCATTTGCCAGTTCCGGCGAAAAGTTTGGAGATACATTCTTTATGCATGTGCCTACATTTAAGTACCGTGCAGACCGTTGCCAATTACTTGATTGGTACGATATAAACTTTATAGGCCCGGGCGTACCACGCAGACCGTTGCCCGTTGTGCAACACAATCATGATACACACGTAGAAGCAATAAAGACTATTGAGTGGTCCGGACCACTAGCAGTATTCAGCATGGACAGTCGGCTTGGCGAAATCCCAACAGTTCCGTTATGGCGCGAAAAGACCAAGACCATTGTGCCACTAAGTGCTGGCGCCAGTCAAGTCATTGTTCCCAAGTCAGCCGTGCCGTACATCAAGACACAAGCATACGACTATCCTTATATAGATCGTACACAACGTCACTTACACAACGAGCAATTTCTGGACATTGTGTTTATTGACAATGGTGAACCCAACGCTGACAATAACTGGAATACATTATTACAAGTCGCGGCACAAGGTAAGAATATGATCCATCGTAGTAGTGGAATCAACGGACGTGTGGCTGCTTATCAAGCAGCCGCAGAGTCAAGCACAACTCCGTGGTTCTTTGCGGTGTTTGCCAAGCTAAGAGTCAACAAAGATTTTAACTGGTCTTGGCAACCGGATAGACTACAAGAGCCTAAGCATTACATCTTTCATGCTTATAATCCTATTAACGGATTGGAATACGGACATCAGGCAATGATTGCTTATAATAAGAAGTTGGTGTTGGACAACCCAGGAATAGGGTTGGACTTTACCTTGGATTCGGCTCATGAAGTAGTGCCTATATTAAGTGGCACAGCCGATTATGCTTGTACTCCCTGGATGGCCTGGCGCACGGCCTTCCGTGAATGTGTCAAACTGCGTGGGCAGACCGACGTGGAAAGTCAATATAGATTACGCAAGTGGCTTGAAATAATTCCTTTGGCCACACCCAATGCAGAATGGAGCCGCTGGGGTGCCGAAGATGCTGTGGAATACTATGAAAGTGTAGCCGGTAATTCGACAGAACTACGCAAGAGCTACGATTGGAGTTGGTTGGCTAGTTATGCACTGTTGAGACGCAATCTAATACCTGATCAATAATGTATTCAACTTCTAAATCAGTCAGTTCAGGATACAAGGGCAAGGTCAAGACTCTACGTGCCATGGCCGATGCCGCACTCAGTACGTCGGGTCCTGGCAAATGCTGATAAGCTGGTAGCTCGTGCAAGGGTTCTTGGTAGTGTATCCGAGTCTCTATGCCGTGCAGGGCCAGATTACGTTGCAGGATATCACGATTACTAACTTCAATCACAAACTTATGATAGGCATGATGTTGATGATTGCTTTCGTCAATAAAACTTCTTGCACCGGTGCCCTTGAGACGTTGCATCCAATAGGCACTGATCTTGGCTCTACGAGCCTGCCAGGCATCAATGTGACCTGCCTTGACCAACATCTGTGCGCAATCAACCTCACTCATTCGGCTGTTTGATCCGGTGTCCATGTGTGTGGGTTTGCCGTTGTTGCGAGAACTACGGGCATATTCTAACAGGTTAACATCATCGGTGACTATGGCACCACCGTTGCCGTAGTTGTTCAAATTCTTCATGGGATCAAAACTTATGGCCGCTGAATTGGCCACACGTCTACAGCCATAGCTCAACCAGTGCTGGGCCGCATCTTCAATGATTACAGAGGCATTGTTGTTGAGCCACTCATGCTTGTTGAGTGCATGGCCATATAGGCCCACTGCTACCATGGCCTGCACACTCATGTTACGATCTATCTTGCGCAGATCTAGTATACCATAGTAGTCGGTATCTACTATGACCACGTCCCAACCCACACGCATGAAAGCATTGATGGTAGCCGGATAAGTCATGGCCGGAACCAAGACTCGGGGAGGGCTGGGCCAAAACTTTTGGCTGGCATAGTATTCGGCGATGATTTCCAAAGCATGTGTGCCTGAATGGCAAGTGGCTGCATACTTGACACCGTTTTTCCGGGCCAACCAGCTTTCAAACTCAGCAGTATAGTTGCCGTCCATGAGTTGTCCTGACCGTAGAACTACATCGGTCACATCTAGGATTTCTGTGCGTAAGTTGTTATACTGTTTTTTGAGACCAGTAAACGGAATCGTTAAGCCATTCATAGTAGAGACTGAATCCTTGTTCTATGTTCATGCTGGGAGTATACCCAAAGTCTTTCTGGGCTGCTGAGATATTTAACTGACCTCGGCTAGGGAAAGCCGCATCTGGATCCAGGATCCGTATGGTGCCACGTTGTGCTAGATTTATTGCTGTCTGTGCGGCTTCCAACAAGGTCCTGCTACGGCCACGAGTGATATTGTAGGTTTTATTTTCAGCGTTGGGACTCTGTGCGGCGGCCACAATACCATCGGCAGTATCACCCACATAGGTAAAATCTAGTAGTTCATCGGCACCACGCACCTGTATTTCTTGACCGCGCATGGCTCTAATTAAGAACTTGCTGATCACACGATCCTCCACATCCAAGGGTCCATATACCGCACTGGGCCGCACAATGGTGTGTGGCATGCCGGCACGCACAGTGTAGTCTCGCACCAACCATTCACCGGCCAACTTCATGATGCCATACTGACCCAAGGGTCGGCATTCGTGTGATTCATCTATGCCGTCCTGCCCGGAGTCCTTGAAGTCACCGTAGATCATGCTGCTGCTGGCATACACAAATCTGCTCACTGAGTTGGCCACTGCGGCCTCTAGCAGATTCAGCAAGCCTTCGCTCATGACACGGCTGCCGGCTGGTGCGTTGGCATTGACCACCTTTTGTCGGGGAAAACTGGCCAGGTGTATGATGCAATCGGGCCGATGATGTTGCACCAGCCAATCTATGCCCGTACGATCTGACATGTCTACACCGTAAATTCGATCTGTGCGGATCTTTTTACGGCGTTCTGAAACTAGATACTGTATTTCTTCTGGAGCAACTATGCCATAAGTGCTCTGTGTATCGGTGATGACCACATCATGTCCTTGCGCTTCCAAACGCAACACCACATTGTGTCCGATAAATCCCAGCCCGCCTGTGATTAAAAATTTCATTTACCCCACCTTAACAAATACTCTGTTGCCAATTGATCTTCTACTTCTCCGTAGACAATAACTCGATGCCCCCAATTTTGATCATCGGGTTGTACAATGTACCGTGGGTCGGAACAATGTTCCATGACCCACTGCCCCTGTTCTGTTTGTTGCCACTCATACAATGGTTGTGCGGCATACAGTTCAGGATCCTCTACATCGCCCATACCAAACGAGTGGAAGTTGATTCGTTGCACTTATTTTGTTTTGAGTAGTTTAACTGTTTCAGCTTCTACTACACGCTGGCGTAGTCCAGAACTACTAAAACTATGATCACGAGCATTGAAAATAGGTTGAATGCCACGTATCATTCCTTCGTTCTTGCCTGTGTATGCTTTGTCTTGATATTCAACTCCAAGCACACGCACATCCAACGGAAGTATCAACAGCAAGTCTACTAGGTCTTGCTCTGTTTGGTAAACCACTACTTCATCAACATAACGACAGGCGGCCAATTGTATTTGACGTTCCACAATACTTTGTACAGGTTTGTTTTTGGTGTCTGGTCGATCAATTGTGGGATCTGTTTGCAAACCGCAAATCAAATAATCACAGTGATTCCGGGCTTCGGCCAACATGGCAATGTGACCAGCATGCAACATGTCAAAGGTACTGAATGTAATGCCAATCTTCTTGCCGTCTTCTTTGAGTTTACGAATATGATTGAATATCATACCTTATTATAGCAGATCTATTCTGCTTTTGCAACAAATTCTTTGATCATTGGAAAGATTGATTGTATAGCGTCAGCACATCCAACTGCTATTTGTCTGTGTTCTTTTTGAGTTTCGGGCCCTGACCGCAATTCAATATAGTGTAGCCAGCTACGTAGTGTACCTTGCATATACAATCTACTCACAGTGAGACCTTCTGGCAACACAGCTCTAGCTTGTTCTTTGGCAATGCCGTTGGCAATGGCCCAGTCATAAGCGTATTCGGCATCTTGTATCAGTTGCTCTTGCTTGACCTTCCACTGTTCCATTAGATTTTGTTCTTTAAGGGTCAGTCCACTCAGTGTAATACTGTTCTGACGATTTTTGGTATCTTGTAGTCGAGCTTCTTTTAGTTCCCAACCCAGGTCCGCTACAGCATAACGCTGACTGAACTCTTGAAAGGAGAAGCTACGATGACGCAGAATTTGACGTGCAATATCTCTAGTAGTTTCTATTTCCAAACACACTGACACCATTTCCAGTGGACTCCAGTGAGCGTGTTTGATAAGATAACGTATGAGCTTTTCACTAGTTTCTGTGTTGGTTTGATTTGAAGGATTGCTTACTCGGGCACAGTAAGCCACAAGCTCTTGAGCATCAACAATGCCTTGAGCTTGTAGTTCTGTACTGGGTTGACTATAGCTTACCAGTGCAATCTTCATATCTTGCCCAACAACTTATCGGTTTCGGGCTGAACCAAATTGGCCACCGACGACACATCAACTACAAAATCTACATCGTGAATTTCATGGTCCATGTCACTGAATGTTCTAGTGAGCATGGCTTCCACTTCTTCTAACTCTAAGCCTTGTTTCTTTAGAGTATGTAGATTGATAGTTTTTTGTCTACCACCTTTTAGTTTGATCACTACTTTTTTAATGCACTCGAGGGGAATATCCGTTTTGTTTACATCTGCAATAATGCGTTCCCAACGATCTAAGAAGTCATCATTGTGTTGCATCCGCCGCCACCTTGGTCTTTGCAGGACGGCCGCGTTTGCCAGTTTCAGCAATCACGGGTTGGGGGGCTTCTTTGGCTACAACACCTGGGTCCATACGTTGGGCATCTTTCTTCATTCTAGACGCTTCGGCAATCATAGACTTGGCTTCTTGTTCCATCTTCTTGGCCTGGAACACCATGTTGGCAGCTATGTCTCTATCACTCAATGCACCATCCTGTGGTGCTTGGAATTTGGATACAGACTCGGTGGATTGTGTCCGGCTGGCCTTGTATTCGGCTTCAGCTTTGCGTTTGACTTCCGGTGCCACCATACCGCGGCTGGCATCATTTTGAGCCATTTTCTTAATGGCTTCCTCGCCCAGTTTCATTTCGTTCAACATCTTGTTCAACTCATCCAAACGAATTTTGCTCTGTGCGTTGGGAGTAATAATAATGTCACTGGTGCGTACTTTCTTTATCATGCGCTCTTGGTGCAGAGTTTCGAGTATAGGACGGCCATCTGGCAAGAAGTTGCGATGAAGAGCATCGGCCAGTTCGTCGGCCTGTTGTGCTATGTCACTTTCCACAACCTTCTGTATGGCCTGTTGCCAATGTGCCTGCAGGGTTTCTGGATAGACAATCAAGGCCATATGATCTTCACCTGGTACCTGTCGGAACAGGATGCAGACTTTACGGTCGCCGTGTTTGCCTATGTGTTTCATAAATGCCATGTTATTCTCCTTTGAATTCGCTGGTATCGGCTGGTTCTTGAGTTTCTTGAGCCTGGGCCTGTGCTACTACTGCGGCAAGAAATGCCGTGAGCTTGTCATATACTTCGCCTACTTGTTTCATTTCGGCGGCACGGAAAGCGCCACGTGTGCTGGCCAAGTCAATGATGTTTTTGATCATATCGAGATCTGCGATTGTGATTTGTGTATCGTCCATGCAGATATTTACGACTGTCTTTACGGCGTGATTTATTTTTGCCAAGAAAAAACACCCCAAAGTGGGGTGTTTTGGTTAAACTGACGGACTTATTTGTTGCGGAACCAGTAGTTGGCTGCAGCTATAGCCCAACAAAGTACAGCATTTAACAACTGTCCTTGACCAAAATAGATCAAGCCACTCATGATCATGGCACCAATGACGAACCAAGTGATTTCTGTAGCATTGGCCAAGTACCAATTTCTAAAACTTTCAAGCATGTGCTATTTCCTTTTCATAGTAAGCATGTTGCCCCCAGGGCGGAACCACAGTAGTGTTACCATGTATGATAAACACAGTATCACAATAGTTTTCATCACCCCACGATCCAAATGGATAACCGTCAGTGAACATGATGTGACGCTTGGGTTGTATGTCATTTTCTTTGAAATATTCAAACACACAATCAAAGTCAGTGCCACCACCACCGTGAATTTCATAATCTACTAGATTGTCCAAGTTCTCTGAATCATAGGTAGCAGGATTGTAAATCCGGGTATCAAAAGAAACCACATGCAGTTTATAAGCCGGGAAGCTATCCATGATACCTTGAGTTTCAGACAAGATGTCCTTGAGCATGGCTTCGCCCATGGACCCAGACGCATCAATGCTGATGGCAATATCAATCATTTCATCGTTTTTCATACCCGGCATGACAGCGTCCATGTGCCAACCTCTACGACTGGCACGCATCCAGGTAAAGTCACTCTTGATTGTGGACTCCAATTGCATACGCAAAAATTCACGCCAGTTCATCTTGGGTGCAGTTATGTCCTGGATCAAGCGTCGGACACCTGCGGGCAAGTTGCCAGCACCATCTGACGCCGCGGCAGCTGCCAGGACTGCTTCTTTGATTTCATCACGGATCTTTTGACGATCCTCGGCTGACAGTTTGGGTTTCTTGCCCCGGCCATCTTTTTCGTCGCCATCATCGTCGTCTCCGCTGTTACCCTCGCCATCCAGGTGATCGTCCAAGAGCTTGTCGATGAGATCCGACATGTTGATTTTTTCAGCATTTTCATACAGGTCGTCATAGATTTCTTCTGAACTCTTGCCTTCATACTTGCTGTCATACAAGCAAGGTACCGACGTAATAAACTCGCCCACACGGTGTTTTTTCAAGTCGCCGTTGACAGCATAATCATTGGCCACATTGAACAACATGGGGTCACGGTCGCCTCTACGACCAAAGTGGTCATACACACAATGCAAGACCTCGTGACCAAACAAGAACTCAATCTCTTTGGGCCGGAGCATGTCAATGAATCGGCTATTGTAATAGAAATGACGTCCGTCTGTGGCCGCGGTGCTGCACCATTCGTCAGCGTTGACTAACTTAAGACGGGTGGCCAAGTTACCAAAGAAACTGGCACGGAGCAGTAAACCCACACGGGCTGTGATCAGCTTTTCACGCACTTCACGATCCAGTTTGGGATCCATGGGTCCGCATAGATCTTTGAACTTGTCACTTTCTTTTTTGTTTTGTGTGGTTGCTGTGCTCATACTGCTCCTATTATCTGACTGTATATAACATTATAGCAAAAACGGATTTATTGGTCAACCAGGGCATTATTAAGGTATTTTAGCACAAACCAAGTCTGTTGGGCTTGATCGTAGAAATCCAGGTGTATTTCCATCTGATGAGTGTAACGATTAGACAAATCTTGACCAATACTGGAAAGAAAAGTGTTTTCATCATCCGTATATTTCTCACTCCAGGGCACATAGGTTTTGTGCCTACGTACAGTGAATCCCAACTCTCTCCGACACACATAACTGATCAACACACGGGTTCCATAATCACATCCAAGACGATATTGTATGGGCTCCCAATCTTTGGGATTGTGGAATACGATCAGGCCGGGTTTGACGGTAATTTTCATTGGCCAAATTTCAACAAGAATACTGTGTATTTTTTCTCATCTACAATCACATAGTCCAGATCAATGCCACCCAGCTTGTGATTCATAGCGAGTTTGATTCCGTAGTATTCTCTTATGTAATCTTCAAAGGTCAGGAAGCCTTGGCCTACGGGCACAGCCGCAGCCAACTGATCCCATTCTCGTTTGGCCTGTTGTAGACGTGCAAAATTTTGGGTATCCCCTCCAATCAAAGTATCCAGTCGGGCCGCTGTGTCGGCATAATAAGAATCCTTACTCATCTTCCCACCATTTAATCGTCTTTGCACGCAGTTTAATCATGGTAAACTCGTGCGGATCTATGGAGCGACGTATACCCCAGACAGGTTTGACCAAGTAAACACCATTGGCATTTTCCAACCAAACTCTACGGCTGTTGGACACAAAGTCGTCATGTGTTTTGAAACACATGCGGCCACCTTCTGCTGGCGAGCAGTTGGGCATGCACCAAAGATGCCACTGCTCCAGCGTGGCTTTCTTTGTGCGCTCGTCTAGTTCGTAATAGTAGTTCATGATTTATTTGTTACAGTAAGATCTGGCTCTGGCCAATTCAGGAATATAGTCTTCTAACCTACTGTTTCTTGATTCATCTAGTTTGTCATTGTATTCAAAAAAACTTGTCAGCAATCTTGGATCGTATTCATGATTTTGATGCCTTGAAATCACTTCATCTACAAGGTTGTTGGTGTTTCTACCATTGTTATGATACACTTTGGTTTCTCTGCATCTATACATGGATTCCAATACTTGTTCCTTTAGAGGATTGTGCCAGGGGCCAAGATAGTTGTCTACAGTGCTGGCCGGTTGCACCAAAGTATTATGCCCAGGAAATTCACGATCATAAAACTCATAAACCTCATGTATTCTGGTAGCATTGTACATCATAAACACTGTCTGAAATGCCAGTTGATGTCCTTTTTCAATTATCTGATAGCAATTTTTTCTCACAGATTCAAAATCACTGCCCCACCTGATGTAATCATTGATTTTTTTATAGCCATCAAAGCTGACACTGAAATTTACCTGAGAAAATTCCTTCAGCAGATCCCATAAGGTGTTGCTGATCTTGTGTCCATTGGTTCCAATGGTAAGATAAAAGTTTGTTTGATTTTGCTTGATACATCGTCGCAAAAAAGTATAAAATTCAGGTATAACTGTTGGATCACCACCGGTGTAATGTATTCGTTTCACAGTGTCAAAGTTGATTTTGTCCCAGGGAAAATCTTGCATGCGCCATTGGTCAGTTCGAATCGGCCAGCCAATTTTCTTGTATTCTTTTTCAATAAGATGGCTATGCACGTCATCACACATCCTACACATGATATTGCACTTGTTACTTGGACGTATTTCAATGTATGCTGGATCTCTGACATCTTTGAGATCAGTTATGTTTTTCAGTCTTAGCTCCATGGCCCATTCTAACGATTCAAATTGTCTGGCAGATTCTCCATCGTGTTGTTCTCTTTCGTAGCATACACCGCAACGTTCGTGCATTTGAATTCCAGCCAACATATTATCTCTTATGACACCAAATGCTGGATCAGTTGACCAGTTGGTAATTTTTTCAATCTTGGTCACAGGTGTGGGATTTTTTTGACATTGTACAACGTTGCCATAATCATTGTTTAACCCTATAAAAGGGTAAACGCAGACACTTTTGTTGGTTCTCAATAAGTCGTACCAATACAGTATGGTCTCATTTCCAAGATTGTTTCTGAACTCGGTAGCAATACCTTTTTTCTCCAACGCAATCATTAGTTTGAAGGTATGGACAAATGATTTCCAGTGTGGATAACTGTCAATGTCTTGATCTATCATTACAACCAAATCAAAGTGCTTGGCCAAATTACTGATAATATCGCCAGAAGATATGTCTGCTATGCTGGTATGGTAGTAACCATTTTTAACAGGAGCAAAATGTTCTGAGGTAATAAGGCCATGATTAATGGCAGAATTTTTTTTGGCCAGTTCGATGACCAAGATGTCGGTATTCTCAGTTTCGTTGCCAATACATAGTATTTTTTTATCGGGCATGGCTTATTTACGTATTAAATTTTAACCGTCACAAACTCTATCTAAGAGCATATTCTTGCTTTACAAAAACCAGCACAGACATCATGGTCACAACAACCCTGGGTGCATCATGACCAATGTAATCCAAATACTGTAGCGTCACGGGCATCTTCAAATCTAAACGCAAATCCTTCTGTGTTCTTGTATCCATGCAGGTGCCAACGCCCGTGCCCAGGATAACGATAGCACCACTCAGTGATAGCATTTGGGGCCCGATCAGCATTGTGCAACATGATCTTCCAGGTAACAACAATCTCGGTCCAGTTGGGTGGTGGCCATAAGTCTAACTTAATCATTCAAACCGCATCCTAAAAAAGGTTTCCTGTACTGGGTCACGGAATATAAATCTGACCTCAGGATGTGCATGTAAACTGTCATCGTATCCATCATAGGGATCAGGTCGATATTCCCAGGTAAAATCTTCATGTAAGATCAGGCCGGCGGTCAAGACCTGCTCCTTAAATTCCAAGGCTTCCTGTGCGTTTTGAACAAGAACTCGTATCACGACCACCTCAACCGGAACAGCACAGCATGCCGCTCATCTCGAAACATGTAGGTGCTTTTGTAATCTGTCATCATGCTAGCCATAATATCTTCTCCTAACTTGTACCAGTCCAGATCAAATTGACCAATGTTGGCCTCACACCATTGTTGTACTTCGGGATAAGGATGCCTGGTGTAGCACACATAGGGCCACTCGGGATCAGGCTGGCGCATGCTGTCTCCATCGAAGTTCAAACATGGTCAAGGCTGAATCACTCACATAGATCCTGTATTCTTGATATCTACAACTGTAGGCCCAGTCAGTGTTGATGTAGCTGAAGTCGTGTACGTCTATGTTCATACGCACCTTGCTTTTGATCATCTCTATACGGGTCTCTACTTCCTGACTCCAACCATAGGTCGCATTGAACCACTTTCGTGCTTGATCAAAGTCCAGCACACCTGTGCCCTGACCCCACTCACGATTTTTATGGAATTCAATCATGTAGTTGAATTCTTCCCAGTGGGCGTATCTACGATCCAGGCGAGTAACGGTATAGTTCATAGTTTTTCTAGTAAAATACAAAATATTTTGTTGTTACCTTGTCAGGGTTATTCCTTACAAACACTCTGGTTAGGCTGGTATAAGTGATTATAATGCTATCAAATTTTAACAAATCCGTTGATCTGATATTTTATTATCAATATATTTCCTTAGTTCACTGGTGTTTTCAAAAAAATTCTTTTTATACATTGGAAATTTTATTTTAAAATAATTTTCACACAGGTATTCCACATACGACTCCTCACTGATGTTAAGAGTAATAAGAATATCTATATTGTTTTTTACAGCATCAAATACGGTTTCACATAATTGTCTTGAATTTTTATTAGGAACTTTTGATACATAATCATTATGTATACTTTCTGAAAAATAATCTAGATCAAAATCCATGCCAAAATAATTTCCAATATCGATCAACTCTTGTTTAAAAAGATTAATGTCGTAAATATTTCTCAAACTTAAAGAATACATATTAGGAAATTGCGTATTATTACATCTTGTAAAGTCAGGCATTTTAGAAGGTGGAGCCCGATGAAACCAAGACTTAAACATGTGTCTAATGACCCATCGCGGTGCATTGGTACTGTGTTTATCTAAATAAAATGGTTCAAAACCAAATACATTTACACATTCGTTGATAATATTTTCTGGTAGATTCCAAAAATCATCTACCGAATTGATATCGGGCCAACTTGGGTCTTTTATATTGTTATATGGAGTAATGTCAGAGTATCGGTTGATATTATCAATAACTTCATGTAGCTCAGCTGTTGCTAATTTATTATAGGTATTTTCGGTCAGTAATTCCAGATCAATAGAAATGTTCGGACCCCGTCTTAGAGCAAGTTGTTTCACGGTTATATCTTCTGCTGATTCAAAGTTTATTTTTATAAAAAATTCATCCTTTTTAATATGTTTAACTATTGGATCCATGTTATATTCCACTAAAGTTTGCCAAGGATGCCAACATTCAAAAAATTTATTTTTTCTATAAGTATCAGTTCCTGTTACGTTATGAAAGGTACCGCCCGGATCAATAGGATTGTTCACATATTTTCTTTTGGTAGCCAGGGTGTTTAATACAAATTCAATATAATGGCCATGGGTTCCTGAGTAAAAAATAATTTTAATTGGTAAATTTGATCTAAACATTTTATTCTTGCCATTATATTAAAAGATTGGAAGGCTGTAGCGACACAGCCTGTGAAATCCACAGCCTTCCGGGCCTATTTCTAGGCCGAAGCTTGCAGGATGTACTTACCGTAGCGGTTGTGGAACTCATCAAAGTTCTTGAGCTTGGTAGGCTGAAACGGTAAGTTGTAAGTGGTAAGTGCAATTCTGGCACCCATAACAACCAACTCGGTCTCAAAGTTCTTCATCATGTAGGCAAAGAAATGATCGGCCATTTCGTGGAACTGCTTGTCAGCAACCTTGCGTTCAATAGCACCTTTGAGCTCGTAGCACATACTGATCACCAAGCTGTACATGGCTGACACTTCTTTGACATCTAGATCCTTGACCTTGCCCGACAAGATATCTTCGGGTTTGGGCATGCGTCCAGCAATCTTACGGTGTGCCATGAACTTGACAGCAAGGCCTTCGCCCACAGTACCAGCAATCAAGTTCATGACAGTGTCATCATCACCATCTTCATCTTCTAAAAGCTGGCTCACAAATGTCCACGATCTTGGTGTTGCAAAGGCACGACTTGCACTTTTAGGATCAAAGTCATAGAGATCTTGTTTGGCAAAACTCAAATAACCTACCACGTCCTTGTGGATGTTGTTGTTGACTGCCCACTCTTGGTAGCTGGCAAAGTCCACACGCATCTCTTGGTGAATGAAACGATTGGCCAAGGGCGTGGGCATGCGGTATGTGACACCTTTGTCGCTTTCTCTGTTACCGGCAGCAACCAAGACCACGTTGTCGGGCAAGAAATATTTGCCCACTCTGCGATTCAAAATCAATTGATAAGCCGCGGCCTGTACGCTAGGAGCCGCACTATTCATCTCGTCCAAGAACAGCACCACCATCGGATATTGATCAGCAAACTCTTTGGTAGGAAGATCTACAGGTTCAGCCCAGTCCATTTTACCTGAATCTTTGTTGTAGAAAGGAATACCACGAATGTCTGTGGGCTCCATTTGACCAAGACGAAGGTCGATCATGTAACCACCAAGTTCCTGGGCAATATCGGCTACCAGTTCACTTTTACCAATACCAGGAGGACCCCACAGGAATAGCGGGCGTTTTTTTGCGAATGCTTTGAGCAAGCTCTTGCGAGCCTGCACCGATGTTACGGTTCTTGTGTCTGACATGGCTGTGTCCTTTTACGTACTTACTACAGGTTGAAATTAACTACTATACGACTATTATATAACAAAGGACTTTTGAGGTCAACCAGGCATTATTTAATGTTAGTGTATACTAACTTGTCAGACTGTGCTAGAGATATCACTGATTTCGCCAAGATATCTGCCAATGGAAAATTTTGGTTTAACCCCACCAACATACATGTTGTTTTCTCTCATCTCATTGACCGGAACCACCGAGTTCATATACTGCATGCCTTGACGCCAAATCCTTAAAAAATCAGAATTCTCATCACGATGAAACCAACTATCCCATTCTCTCAGAAAACCATGACTGGATTTTTCACAATCCCAGTGCGGTAAAAATCTTTTGGGATAAATTACAGATGCTATCCAGTCCTGAATGTTGCGACTGCTCCAATTGATTAAGAGTTTGTCTGCATGCGATTTACCATTTTGCATGCGATTTAATGCCGTCAAAACCAGATGACCTTGTTTGCACAGCAGTTCGCCAGCCGAAGGAGCCCAATAAAAATGTTCAATAAAATTATAGTTGCTATTGTTGTTGCGCAAGGGATTCTGTCGATTCAAATTTTCATCATCAAATACCAGGTGCAGGCCATTCCCTCGGCGAAAAAATCTGGGTTTTTCCATGCCTGTGATATGTGCTACAGTCTTGCCTTGATCCACCATCTTGGTGTATCTTTGATCCAAACAATTTGGGGTCGAAAGTACCAACATGCCAGGATCTAAATTGTTGTATTCTTCAAACCAGGCAGGGTTGTCTCTCATGATATCAACGGCTAATTGTTTGGTTTCTACTACGGTAATTTTTAGATCAGGTTGATATTGTTCTTTGAAAATTTTTGCAGCAGGAACAGCAGCAATGCCGATTTCGGCATAGGTATTTTTCGCAGATCTAACTGTGGAATCTTGGATGCTGTCAGAAAAAGGACCACGTGTAACCACTTCATCTAGTTTGATATCATTAACAGCAAAGGTCTGCAATATATTTCCACTGTCATGTCCACCACTGAGATGCAGGACAAGATAATCGTATTTGTTTCTGATTTCTTGTGCTCGTTGCGTATATAAATCTTGTATGCTAGATTTCGGCTCAACAGACCAATCTATTAGATCAAAGTAATCGTTGTTAAAACACCATGAAAAATCTAAACCATGCGCCTTACAGTGCAAAATACATTCTAGTTTGTTGTAAAACTTTTTTTTGTCGGATGATAGATAGTAACCGTATCTGTCAAAGTCAAATATGCTATACATCAGTTTGGTTCCAAAATCTTCATTTGATCATTTATCATACGCCATTGATGAGCTTGTTTTTTTACCTGTGTTTCAAAAGTGCCATCTAGCACAGACATCACCGCCATTCCTTGTTCGTGTGCCTGTTTTTGAAAATCTTTTGAAAAAACATGTCGTGAATATTTTTTCCTAAGTTCTTGGATTTGTGCTTGGTCTAACTTACTGTTTACTGCCAGTGCTGACCAGTTGTAAAAAACGAATCCATCCAGCCAATCATGCATCAACGGATACTGATTGAATCGAGAATCGTTTGGTGCTGATCCCAATGCCATTATGTCAATGTCTTTGCCTATGTTTGCAGCTACAATGCCCAGATTATCTAGCATGATATCAATGTGTCCACCCAACAGTGCAGCTTTCACATCGCCGCTGCCTTTGAAAGGAACTACAATCAACTCGTGTGCTGTGTATTTTTGCATCCAACGTGCAAAAAATTCATGTGCGGTCCCGCCCACACCAATGGTTATACTCAACCTGTTGTTGGTAGGCCCAAATAATTCTTTCATTGTTTTGACCTTGCTGGTTTTTGTGTTGATTGCCATGACCTCGGGACTGGCCAGAAAGGGAGAAATTATAGTCAAGTCTCGCAAAGGGTCAATTTTTTTGGTGCGCATGGGTTCAAACAGTATTATACCTGGCCCCACGCCGATCAAGGAGGTTGCATCCGGTGGCAATGTCAGATAAGCATGGTAGCCTACTAGTCCGCCTGCACCTGCACGATTTTGGATTATGGTTCGTGTGTTATCGTATTTGTCTGAAAAGTTGGCTAGTTGTCTGGACCACAGGTCAACATTTCCACCCGTAGAAAAGGGAACGATGATTGTAGTATTGGCTATGGCCATGTTGCCAAACAAGCACAAGATAGCCGTGACCAATACCAAAGTGAGTTTTTTAATCATTTTTTTTCTTCAAATAAAAATTTTGTTGCGTGTTATCGGCCACGTCCAGCACTTCGTGTGGGTGGTTTTTTGCCTGTGGGCGGCGCAGTCTTGACCTTCTTGACTTTAATATCGGTAGCGGCCACATCACTGCCGTCCACGTGGGTCTTGCCCTGTTTCTTTTCCAGGGCACGGGCCAGGGTTTCAGACATCTTGCTCATTTCTCTATCCTTTCGTTTTTGATCTAGCCGATCTAACAAGGCCAGCAATTCTGTTTTAGTAAGTGTTTTGCCCCAGGTGGGCTTGGTCTGTGTAGTTTTGGATTTTTTAGTTGCCATATTTTTGGTGCCCCCACCATGACTTGAACACGGGACCTATCGCTTACAAGGCGATTGCTCTACCACTGAGCTATAGGGGCCGATACTATTCTGCCACAGTTTCTGCTACCGCCGGCGCCCGATAGCTGGAACGACCTTTTAGTTCTGCGATTCTGCGTGTAATTTTTGCCACATGACGTTTGCGAGACGAAGTCAACAGCTTTTCCAATTGTGCCACATTGAGTGGTCCCAAGCGTGGGTTACCATTCTTGGTACGCATAGGATCTGCCTTGCGTGATTTTTGTCCTGTTTTGTTGCTGGCCATGTATTACTCCTTGTTTTGCATCTGTACTTATTTTGCATGACCACTGATAAAAATATTTGGTACACCCTAGGAGAATCGAACTCCTCTTCCGCCCGTGAAAGGGGCGTGTCCTAACCGATAGACGAAGGGTGCAGGTTATTTCATGTGTTGTTGTTGGGCAAACTGCTTTAGTATCAGATGTGTTTGTTTTTTAGCCGCTGCAATACTTCTACTGGCGGCCGAACGCTTTTCGGTCTTTGACCACTGTCCAGCGATAGTTCGACTCAATTCACCTGCTGATTGCTTTTTCATATGGGTTCCTTTATTTTACCTTGGCCATGTAATCGATCATGTTTAACTGACCGGCTTGCGCCTCCAGCAATGCATCAATGGGTGTGACATACTGATTGGTTTCGCGAGCACGGCGTTTCATTTCTCTCAGGCGTTGTGCGGCGGCGATCACAAGATCATAACGACCACCGGCATGTTTAACACAGCGTTCGGTATCAATTTGACCATTACGACTTTCGATTCTTACACTCATGATTTCTCCTTGTAAAATACAATTATACTACAAAATTTTTTGTGTGTCAATGGTACCCCGGGAAGGATTTGAACCTTCAACAGCTCCCTTCTGAGGAGAGTGCGTCTACCAATTGCGCCACCGGGGTTTTTACTACATGACCTGTGTGGTATTTATTTCACCCCAGTGATTGGCTAACTGGGATTTTTACGTTTGAACTGGATCTTTTTATTGGTGGCTTTGAATCTTGTCACGGTCATGTTTTCCGGGCAAAGACTGCATTGTGGCACAGGTACGGCACTGCGCAGATCATCCACAAATGATTCCAACTGATCGGTTGGCCAATCAACTTCGGCCGGCACATATGATTCTATTAGATGTCGTTGAGCAACTGACATGGTTACCGGAAACTGCTTGATGAAATCCGGTAGTATGCCCACGGGCCCGCATTTATAAAGTTTGCCCTTGATTATGTGATGGCATTTTTTAAAATAGCATACCTCCATGGCTCGCACGGGATCACTGTTGTGCAGAAACAGTCCGTGATTCACGGGATCATATGTCACAGTGGAAGTATTGAAACTGTCTGCCATGGCCAATTCAACCCTGATGCCATTGCGATCAACTATGCGATGGGTGAAGACTTCGCGAGACCAGATTTTGGGACTGAAATGATGTATGTCGTGGCATTCCTTCTGTATGTGTATGGGCAAATCAAAAAAGTCATCCAGTGTGGCACAATCCGGCCAGCTGTCGTCGCGGATCCTGTGATAGCAAGAATTCCAAAGATTGAGCATACGTTGATCAACTAAGACATGTGCTGGATCGACCACGTCATCTAAAAAATCCATGATGTTGCGAGATATTTCAGATTTTGAATCTAGATTATGGCAATTGACTTCTAACATTATGCGACCGTTGTGTTCCAGCAACACATCGTACAACTGAGGCCAGCGAGCAAACTGTGTGCCATTGGTTATTATCTTGATCTTGCTGTGTGGCCATAGACTGGCGATGCCCTTGACCCATAACAGGAAATCTGGGTTGGTCATGGGTTCGCCGCCCAGTATTCCAACAGTGTCAAGATCTAGCAACTGGGCCCATTTCTGATTTTGGCTGACATGATCCTGCCAGCGAGTGTGCCCGGAAAAACTGTAATTGTTGCAGCGATTACAATTTGGACAGTTGAGATTGCACACATTGGTTATATAAAATTCAGTATAGTCTAGCTTGAGCATTGCTGTATATATACACAAATGGTCTCGGTGGCAACAATCGAACCTTCAACAGCTCCCTTCTGAGGAGAATACGTCTACCTGTTGCGCCACCGGGGTATAGTGCAGGGATTCCACCTGCGCCCACTTCACTTTAGAGTCTGCGTGTCCAAGACTTGTTACATGGTTACTTGTGTAGTGCCATTTCCGTTTTTAAATCCTACAGTACCACCTTCGGCTTCAATCCTCTTGATAACGTCTTCAAACAGGATAGGCGCAAAGTCAGGAGTTTGTTCCACGCACACACAGTGATATCTTGTATCGATCTCGTTGCTGTATAGCGTTTCTCCGGTTCTAGCATCTACACCACGGGCACGCATCACACGATTTGCATGCGTGTGTCCGTGTATGTTGACACCAAACCGCCCCAGACTGGCTTCGTGTACAGGAATATGGCTGAGAATCATGCCGTTCATCACATGGTAAGCACGCAGTTCACGGAAGTGTTCACGATAGTCAGTGTCCCGGAAGATGTCGTGGTTACCGCGGATCAGGACCTTGTCACCGTTGAGACGGGCTAGGGTGGCCAAGGCTCTACGATTGATCACCACATCACCCAAGTGATACACCTTGTCGTTGGGACGCACACGATCATTCCAAGCCGCAATCATGGCTTCGTCCATTTCCTCTGCCGAATCCCAGGGACGAAGCGGTGTGCAACCATCGCTACGTGTGAAGCGACATACGCCGGCATGGCCAAAGTGTGTGTCGCTGACTAAAAATACTGCTGGCATACATGCCTCCTTTCTATGCAAAACATGGCGCCGGCCTAGGGAATTGAACCCCAATTAACGGTTTTGGAGACCGCTGTAATGCCATTATACCAGACCGACCTGGAAGTGAGGGTCGGATTTGAACCGACGGCTTTAGGGATTTGCAGTCCCTTGCATTGGGCCTCTCTGCCACCTCACTGTTGTTTGGTTGCGGGTGATGGAATCGAACCACCAACTGGAGCTTATGAGACTCCCGAGATACCGTTTCTCTAACCCGCGTCTGTTTCACTGTTCTTGTTGCATTCTACGAAATTGCTCTTGCGCCCGAATCATTGCGGCCGCACGATCAATCTTGTTTTGAAACAGCCGTTGCTTTTGATCTTCGTTCAAAAAAACCGAAGTATGGTCATACGCTTGTTTCACAATCTGATCGTTTAATTTTGTATAATCAATCGACATCTTTTTTTTCCTTAAAATAAAAAACCCCGGAGTTGTTAGTTCCAGGGTCTTTGAATATGATATAATATGCTATACTATTCGTTGCCCTGAATTTTTTCTTCACAAATGGACCATAGACCCACACTCCCATTTAAATTGGGTTGTGGTACAAGATGGGCGACTTTGCGATTCAACATAGTAGTATTATATATGATTATTTATACCTTGTCAACCTGGGCTATCCATAAATATTCCTATGCTTGATCTAGCCGATGTACGTCAAGTTCAAATTGAACTAACCACCCGTTGCAATGCCCGTTGTCCAATGTGTATGAGAAACTATCGTGGATACGATTACAACAGCGGGTATCCTGAGACTGAACTTTCTTTGGAAGATATCAAAAAAATATTACCTGTTGAATTTTTAAAACAGTTGACCAAATGCATCAGCTTCAATGGTAATTTGGGAGATTTTGGTCTGGCACGCGATGCTCAAGAAATTGTGCATTATTTAACAGACTTGGATGTTCCGGTCCGTATCAACACCAATGGCAGCATGCGCACACCCGATTGGTGGGCCAATTTGGCCAGACCCGAAGTCACAATTGGTTTTGCACTGGATGGCATTGATCAACCTACGCATGCTCTGTATCGTCAAGACACAAATTGGGATACAGTTATAAAAAATGCCAAAGCATTTATATCTGCTGGGGGTAAAGCCATTTGGAGATTCATTCCCTTTGATCACAATCGTCATCAAGAATCTGCTTGCCGGCAAATGGCCCAGGACCTGGGATTTGCCATATTTGAAAACATTGATGAAGGCCGCAATCGTGGTGCTGTGTATACAAGATCGGGAGAATTCAGTCACTGGCTAGGGGAACCGTGGACTGAACAAGAAAGAATCAATCCTACTCCAGTGAAGCAGTTGCTTGACCATCATGTTACTTGGTTTGATACTAAAACCGTGCTGTCAGAAAAAGACACTCAACCACTGAATTTAATCTGTCAACACAAACGTCTTGAAGAGATATACATAGCTGCCGACGGCACAGTGTGGCCTTGTTGTTTTTTAGGGTTTTATCCGGCTACCATGCACCATCCTGGCAACAGTCAGTTGGCACCTCTGGTGGCAGAAAACAATGCCTTGGAATATGATCTAGCTCACTGTATGGCCTGGTTTAGCAGAGTAGAAGAAACCTGGAGCAAAAACAGCATAGCTGAAGGGCGTCTGTATGGGTGTGTGAACAGTTGCGCAAACAATAAATCAAATTACCCTGGGTGATTGATACCACAATAACATTATTGTATGCTGTGGTCCTGAGTTATGCGTCTATGCCAATTTTCAGCTATGAGCTCTTGACTGTAGGGACTGCCATGATAGCCTGGATCTTGGCCTTCAAAGCTGTTGTTGCCAGTGAGTGGTAACACACTTTCGCGTTCATTGAGCATGATATATTGATCGGGCAACATGCTAGGAAAGGCTTGACGCCATTGCTTGGTATTGTCGGGATCCCATGGCCATAGCAGACTGGGTTGTACAAAAAATGCCAGGCCATCAAAATACATCTGCAAGATGCCTTCCACAATGATCCATTCGTCTTGTTGTTTTTTCCAGTTGCTGTCATACAGCTGGTCAATGTAGTATTTCATTGCTGTTTGAGTTTCTTTGGGAATTAGATCCAAGCGATATGGATGCGTTCCGTTGTCGGCCAAAGTAAAAATAGTCTCGCATATCATGTTTGCCGGTTCGTTGCCATAGTTCACATTGCGAATGCCGGCCAGGCGATCATACCCGTTGCCTAGCGCACGATTTTGCAAGTGGTTCTGTAGATGATTTTGATCGCGCTGTGTTTGTTTGGGCCATTCAAAGTTGGCACCACGGGCAGGAATTTCCATCCGGTCCCAGAATGTGGGAGTCACAATGGCAAAGTCCGGACGCTGTCTGCGGATTTCTTCCATTTGGATCCTGATGCCACCATTGGAGCATCCTTGCCGGGCTAGATTGGTCAGACGCCAGCCCAGGCGGTGGGCCAGACGTTCGCTCCAGCTGGTGCCAGGTAATTTTTGACTGGGTGCGCTGTAACTGCAACCTGCTACCATTAGGTGTTTTTGCATGTGATATACTCGTTGGTATGTGTGTTTGAATGAAATCCAGCAATTACATCTCTATGCAAGGGCAGTTCTTCTAAGCTGTAACAACCAGGTTCTATAGAGTATTTAACAGTGCCAGATCCGGGTCCTGCAAAAGTCACACGGTGTGGATGCCCTGCTGTGGCCTGATTCACAAACACATGATGCAGATGTCCATAGTCGCCTTGCTCATTGTGTGTGAGTATCAAATCGTAATTTGAAATGATATCGCCAATTTCTTTGCGAGCCTGTGCTTCATCAAAGCTGATGCGTTTATTTTCGATGTCGTGCCAGTCATCTCGATAGCCCAAAAATACTGTTGGTATGTTTCTGCGATTCCAAAACTGTCGGAATTCTTGTGCCCGTGGTTGCCAATCACAGTAGGTAAGATAACATATGGTCCATTCATGTTCGGGATGATTGTGTATGTAACTGTAGGCAAATATCACACAGTCATCCGGGTGCGCCACCATGGCCATGGCTTTCATGCCAGATAAGTTCCGTTGGTTGTTGATCTAAAAAGATTGTGTAAATCCTGCCAGTTAGTGATCCAATCTTTGAAGTTGTGGGGACTGGGTCTATTGATTTTGCCCACCTTGTTTCCGTCATAGTAGATGCCCAGGGTGTTGGCTATATGCACCACGCCGTGATGCATTATATCTTCATAGTATATGGTGACAACTTTTTTGAAATTATCAAAGTTGCCATTGGGCCATGAACTATAAGACCGCAACACTGACAGAAATTTTTGTTCCGACACAACAGTGGGCAATGCTGGTTTATCTGTGTAGTCCTTGCCATTCCATTCTTGTGTGATTTCCGCCACCAATAAACTAATGGTCTGCGCAAATTTGTCTTTTCGATCACTCAAAATCAAAATTGCATGTTCTGGGTCAATTCCCAAGTTTGCGACAGTGAGATTCAAATTGTGTGTGTGTATGACAATATTTTGATCTGTATCATAACTTTCGTAAGGCTGGGGATTTTTAGGATGCCAATAACATTGGGCATTGCCCAGCCCTCCTGCTGTGTTGCCCACGCCAGACATTGCTTCAAGAATGATATGGCTGCCGGTTCTACCGGGAGTATTAATAATGTAAGTTTCTCTGGTATTCATACCAGGTCTTGAGCTGTGGCAAGCCCATGAGTCAACAACAGATTCTTGTAATGGTTGCGTTGGTCTTGACTCATCTGTGCCCAGGCATATCTATGCACACTCACAGTCAGATTATCTGGGTCGTGCATCAACTTCAATTTTTCATCAATTTGGTGCGTTTGATTGCGACACAAGTTACATACGGTATAAGGATTAGTCAAACTATAGAACTTGTCCATCGACCCGTGCAACAGCAGATTGAATCCAACATACAACAAATATTCAGTTACCATGCCTTGTTTTTGAAACCAATCGCTGAATTTTTCACCGGTTCGAGAATGAATTTCATCTAACATTTTTCTTATAGTTTGACCATGGAAGAAAAATGGAACACCCGATGAGCCACCATTTTTGGTGAGTTTCACATCAAACAAGTGTCCCACAATTTTGGCGCTGGTGTCAAATACTTCTGGTATTGGCATGGTGCCACCGATAGGTTTGCCCTCAGGTAATACCAAATCCAATGTAACGGGTTTTACTATTATGGTTTTGGCATCTAGGATCATGATGAATTCATTTTCACTGTGGGCAGCTCCAAGAACCTTTAAGGCTTGTTGGCTTACCCAACCATCATCCACATACCAATCTGCTAGGGCACTTCTATGCAACACACGCACACAATTTTGTAAAGGTCCCCACCATGTTTTGTCAATCAAATCAACAACTTGGGGATCATCGTTGACCACAACAAATATATTCTTTATACCTATGTGCTGGCAATTTTTAGAAATGCTTTCAGCCTGAACCTTTAAAATAGGCAGTTCGGGTTTAAAAACCACAGTCAATGTGTCAATCATCTTTTTACTTATACAAAAAAAGCCCCCTAAGGAGCTTTTTTGTATCACTTTTAAAAATCAATTAAAAGTTTTTGTCAACCCAACTACCACTGCGTTCTTGTAGAGCTTTTGGCCCGATACAGTGTTGGCAGTTTCAAAGGCGCCGGTTGTGCCAGTATTGGTGAAATACTTGACACTGACGTCATACTCTCGTGGTAAGCTGTAAACAAACCCAGCATTGATGTCATTGTAATCATATGCTGAACTGTTGGCCACATTGGTACGACCATAGTGAGCAACCACAGCAAGATTCTTGATCACAGGAACTGGTAACTTGCCATCAACTTGTGTATAGTTGGTGCCACGAGCATTGGCTGTACCGAAGTAACCGTTGCCCAAGGTTTGGCTATACTTGGCAGAAATAATATCTTTGTAACCCAATCCAACATAGCCTTCATAGGTGTCAAAGCCGGAGCCAGTTGAGGCTGATGTGGCGGCACGTGGATAGAAATAGTTGTAGCTACCAACGTCAACGCTGATACCTTTAAAAATTTCTTTCTTGTAACCGGCATAGAGGTCGCTTTCTAAGCCTGCACCTGAAGTGTAGACTTGGCTAGAAACCGAGCTGTTCCAGTTACCAACGTAGAAGCCACTCTTGGTTGCATAGTCAATGCCGCCCTGAACTGCAGGAGCATTTTGGGTTTGGCTAACACCGCGGAAACGGTAGTCGCTGGTCAAACCTAAATTGCCAGTGAGTTGAGCTTGAGCCGAGGCAACAAAGCCAGCGGACAAGGCTAATGCGATTAATAATTTTTTCATGCTTGAGATTTTCCTTTTAGAAGAATGCTGGACGATCGCCCAACAAATTATTTAGTGGTTATCACTGACGGACCAACAAAAAAGCCTGATTTCTCAGGCTTTTTAGACTAGTTTGGGTGACAAGGCATAGTTGCCCCGGAGATCATGCCGCTAAGGCAAAGACCTCGTTATTAGATGCGTTTGCATTTAATAGAGTTGCTTGATTTACAGTCATCGCCTACTGTGTAGATCCTGTTCATACTTGTTGCCACGTCGAAACTGTGTATGGCCCATCAAAAGCATATTGTAACGCGAACAAGAGTGAGTCGTTCCAAGTCGCCAGATCAACAAACACATTTCTGCGTTGTTCTCGCACCTGCAATATGCTTTTGGTGGACCATTCGGGCACTGCCCCCGAGTCCGCAACACCTTTCTGTCAAGGCATTAAACTACAATTCTTTAATATTATACGACACACCTATTTATGTGTCAACCAGATCCGACCCACCACCACGTTTTGAGAACGTGGAAACTATAATACCAACAAGAATACCACAACAACAATGACCACACCAATGGCCCAACTGTAGTCTTGATTCATTCGTTATCCCTCCATGCCTTCAACTCAATCATGGCATACAACAACAGGGACACTGCAATTATGGAAAACATGATCAACATGTTAATTGTAACCTTTGATGTTTTTGCCGTCAATCTTAGGATTGCCTCGTACAATCGCGTTTTCAAGTCGACGGTTGCGATCACGTTCGGGCGGTAACGGCCCACAACCTAACCTTGCCCACTCATCATCTGAGTAGTAGTAGCTTTCCACCGGTAGTTTCTTTTGCTGTCCCATAAAAATATTTATAAAAAAACCCACCATTGGTGGGTTTTATTTGATGCGTCTAATCGATCAAGCCTTGCGGATACGTTGAATTAGATTGTCAGCAAATGTGCTTTCAAATTCAGCATACACTGACTGCATCTTGTCCTTCATTGATGCTGTTTCTTCTGCGGTAGGCTCATACACCGTCTTGCCTTCACTGATCAAACGATCACGTGCTTGGATACCATCAACAATTGTGGTTTGACGTTCGTTACGGCCGGCTTGGATAGCGGCTGTCTTGATCACTGCTTTGACTTCTGCACTGAGACTGTCCCAGAAACGATCACCAATTATCATTGTGGTCAAGAACAAGCTGTGCTTGCTGTCAACAACACTTTGGATTACATCGTTCTGGTTCAACGGATAGATGCGGCTATACACTGTGTCATTACCGTTGCAATCGCCACGGGCCACGTGTTCACGTGCTTCTTCAGTTTCGCAAATGAATGGCTCAACGCCACTCATGGTACGGATCACAGCACGGCCCACTGGGTTACGATTTGAACGTAGTTTTTCACCAGTCAAGTCGGCCAATGTGCTCACTGGCTTGTTCACGCCCAAGCAACGGAAGCCGCCCGAGTATGTGTAAGCAAGTCCGCGAACATTGCTGTTGTCTGTGAGTTTGGCTAACAAAGTTTCGCCAACTTCACCTTCAAGCACACGGCTAGCATGGTCATGATCGTTGAAAATGTAAGGCATTTCAAACGCCAAGAAATCGTGTTCATAATGTTCAGCCAACCAAGTGGTGTACATCTGACTCATTTCAATTTTGCCCTGTTCCATCAGGTCTAACAAATCGTGCTTAGTGACTACAATGCCATCGTTATACCTGGCACTGTATTCACCCAACGTCATAACTTCAATTTCAATTTTCTCTGCAGATTGCTGTGCATTGATTTCTTTTTCAAAATCTTGTGCTGCACGTACAAACAAGCTGAGTGGCTCGTGGGCAATAACCCAACGAATTTTAGTAGTTTTGCTCATTTAAAATGAACTCCTTAATTATTAGTTGCTTACGACAGTGTCGCATACGGTCGGCGTCCCAGTGTATCACACTGGTAAAAGGGTATCACTACCCTAAGCGTCTTTATTTCCGACGTCAGAAGAACCCGGCGTTGCAATATTATTTATCCAATGATACACCTTGTGTCAAACGTTTCCACTGTGCAACCTGTGAATTAAACCAAGCATCAATTTGATTGTCAGGCATCTGGTTATTTGGAACACAGTTATCAGCATCATTGGCATTGCGTACACTTTGAGCACGACTGGCTTCCACCAGGATCTTGCGTATTTCACGGAACTTTTCATCTGACAATTTACGTGATGCAAAAATCTGCTGTGGAGTACTCATGTCACCGAGGTCTTTATTAAATCCCTGCTTTGACAACAATTCTGTGCCTTTGATACTGGCTTGTCCGGTTTGCCCAAGCCAATAAACTTTTTTAGCAGATCCAGGAACAGTGTACTGTTCGCTGTCACCGTGGAATCCCACTGAAAAATCTACTGAACCATTGAGAACCCCTAACAAAGCTTCGCTGGTGCTTTTAAACGGCACAATGGTTAAATTTGGATAATTTTTGGCAATCTGAATACTGACCAAATGTGTGGTAGTGCCCATGCCGCTCATGCCAATGGATAGTTTAGCATCACGTGGCACGTCTTGCCAGCTTTTGTATCGGGCGCTGCTGATCACAAAAGGACTCACACACATAGGCAGAATACTGCGAAAATCTGCCATGCTGTGACTGTCAGCTGGCAACAAATTTGGACGAATAAATCCAGCAGAACTGTTAATCCACAAGGTATTTGAAGGGTTGTTTGTGGTGTAATTTGCTGCCACGGTACCACCAGCTCCGGGTTTGGTATCAAACAAAAATGTGTATTGCGTCTGTAGTTTGTTGGCTTCTTCGGTTAATGCACGATAGAAATTTGCTGCCTTGTCGGCAGCTGTCCAACTATAAGCCAGGGTAATAGTTTCTTTTGCTGACACTGTCAACGACAGGGTGGCTAGCAATAATGTTAATAATTTCTTCATAATTTTCCTTTAAAATTTAAAATGTACATTGGTTCCAGGATCCTCAAAAGATGCTTCGCCAAGATAATAAAACGGACTAATGAACCCTACAAATCCAACAGGACGGCCCATTTCATTGTTAAAATATTTTGGATCAATTGAATCGACTAGATACTTTAGGCCACTTTGCCAGGCGCGATATGCATGAGTTTCTTGAAAGTTGGTGTAAAACCAATGATCCATTTCGTTGTAAAAACTATTGGTGGGTTTTGATGTTTGAAATGTGGTTGGGTCAAATTCGGGATAGATCAAGGGTTTGATAATGTGTTCATAAGTGGTGCGTTGTGTAAAACTATAGTTGGGCCAACGAACCAGGTGCTGAAGATATTTGTTGCTGTCTAGATTGAACCAATTTTTTATCATGTGTGCCTGTTTGGCCAGCAGTTCCGGCAAGTCTGGACTCCAGAAAAAATATTCATTGGTAACATTGGTATATCCGGCTGTATCAGGATTGGCCGCATTGGCCTGAACATCCATAAAATACAAATACCACTTTTTATCTTTAATGCAAATCTTGGGTTTATCTATGCCCCACAGCACACAAACTCGCTGGCCTTGATCCAATTTTCTTTTATGGTCATCCACTGCGTCCACTGTGTGTTTAAAAGGATGCCCGGGTTGAAAGTAATCTCTGGTTTTAAAAACCCAACTTTCGTCATGTCGACTTCGAAGCATGTCTTCACTGTAATCGTGTATGGTAATTCGTGTTTGTGGACTGTGCGTAGCAATCCAGTCCAACACAGGCATGGCCGCATAACGAGCTTCACTTAAGGTGTTTTCTGGTTTGGTATTGAAGGGGTCGTCAGTGACATTTTTCTCTCCAGTTTTGGGATAGCGAAACACCACTTCATCTAGATGTATGCCGTTGTTGATAAAACTGTAGGCCGCAGTCACTGAATCACCACCGCCTGAAAATTCTAGTCGCACATAGTCATATTTTTCTCTGATCTGTTGAGCACGTATTCGATAAAGTTCGAGCAGATTAATTTCGGGTTCCTCTAACCAATTCACACTGTCAAACGTTGATCGATTGAAATTCCATTCTGGAAATTGGTTGCGTTGGGTACCTTGAATCAACGCCTGAACTTTGTTGTGGAACTTGTCTGGCCCTAATTGATAAAATCCCAGCTTGTCGTTTTTTTCAATGTTTAACATATATTAGTAGTTGGTGGGCCTTCTAAGAATTGAACTTAGACTCCAACGATTATGAGTCGTTTGCTTTACCATTAAGCTAAAGGCCCTGATTTACAGTATAGCATCAGGGCCGGTAATTGTCAAGGAATTGTTTGAGATTTCCATACAGGTTTACCATTACAGCTTCTCGGCTGCCAAAGAACACAATTTTTTTGGGTATGCCTTTGGTGGCTGAGATATAGTAAGGCATCTGCATTTTTCTATCTAGATCTAAAATGGTCTGTTGATTGAACAGCATGGGATCTGCTATTGCATATTCATAGTGCTCGAGATCAAGATCCTTGACAAAGGTCCGATGTCCCGGACCTGTCAGGCGCATGCCTCCATTTTTTCTAAGATTGAACCACCAGGTCTTCATGGCTGTGTCAACACTGACAGCTAGATGTTCGGGTAACTGCGATACCAGTTCGGTGGTTAGACGTCGTTTGTCTCGCACAATTTATGTTGAGTTGTCAGCGATAAAAGATCGATTCGATCGTACGATTTTTCATAAAACATATTTTTATTATGTAGTAATATACTCATATTATTATCCCAGTGCTTTTTCCATGTATCAACGTCTAAATCTAGCAATCTTTTAACTTCTTCCTGGTAACTTTGATACCGCTGTTCATCGTCGACTACTGCATCGTACGAATAGTCTATAAAATTGGGGAATTTAAACCCTAGCAAGGTTAAGTGGCTTATAAACCCGCTAGCACTAAACGGCAGTATAAAATGCCCTTTAAATAGCGGATCGTAAGTTTTTTCTGTCACAGCAATAGTTGTTCCGTACTCGATAGTTTCGCCGTATATGCTAATAAATGTATTTTTATAATACTCGTTGTGCGGCGGCGAATACCCAAAATAGGATTGCGACGGACAAACTTGTTTTTCAAGATCTTGGATATTATTAATAAAAGGAAAGTCGCCGTGCGAATATAAAAATTTTGATGGATTATCGTCGCTATTTCCAATATAACCTAAATTTTGATATTGGACACTGTCTAATAACTCAACCAACCGTGGCCTAAATTTTATAATCCTGGATCCATAACTTCTATACGTTTTATTTGGCGCTACAAAAATTTTAGATTTATTATTGGAGTCGGGTAAATTAACATCAACGTAGTTATTTTTATTATAATAATACCATTTTACGGTATTGTCTCTAAACGGATAGTTGTTGTAGTATGCTTTGGTGCGATTGAATAAAAAATCATTGTGTATAATTTTGTTAGATGCTTCTGTAGTACTGATTGTGTTTGATATTATAAAAAAATTATCTGGTAAGTCTTTTAAAGTATCAATACACCTTGAAATTTGATCTTCAAAATTATGAAAAATATCTAACATTATGTAAAGTTTAGCTTTTACATTATTGATTACTACGCCCCCAAAAAAATCGTTAAATTCACAAACTGCGATATCAATAGTTGGGTGAGAAATATCATTAGTAACAGTATAATCATTGGGATTATTTAAATCAAAAAACATTTTTAAATCACGGGTAGAAGAACTAGGAATGTATATAGTCAACGGCATACACTATTAATCTTTATAGTTGTCAATAGTCTTTGAACCAAATCGGCATGAGCCTTTGCACCAGGATGGCTGGCGTCTGGGAACAGGGGACTTGTCTTTTTAAGCTTCTGTAAGTAAAGTTCATGGTCCATGTATTTAAATTCTAGCTCTGGATCATCCATGCTTAGATTTGCAGTTGGGACCTGTAAAATCAAAGAGCTCCAGCTGGGTATGACAAAATCTGGAACAAAGTATTCTTTGTGGCAAGGGTGTAGATCTCCATTGCCACCTATCAAGGCAACCTTGCATTGCAGTGAGTCAAAGAATTTTTGAAACTGTTGGTAGGTAAATCTTGCTACGGTTTGAATCCTATTGATTGAATTTGTGGGCACATTATCAAAATCTCTCAAGAAATCAGTTTGAAACCAGACCACCCAGTCGATATTTTTGATGTCGGTGGTCATTTGCATTGTCACACCATGCAACCCAGGGTGCAAAATTTCTTCCCCAGCCAAATATTCTTGTGCCCTTTGCAAAGAATAAAGATTACTGCCACCATTTTTGGCACAGTTTATGACCTTGTGGTCAAACGATTCAAGGAGATATTCTGTATGAGTTTTGGGAGGATCTCCCGGGGCACCATGGTAGTTGGGAACGCCCCAACTACACCCCATCAACAAAAAGTTCATGGATATATCTGGTCGCCGGCACGAAGCAACACCACGGTGAACTGATCTGTACGGAACTGTGTATTCAGCTTGCGAGCCAGATTTCTGGCATGGCCGGGATTTGAGAATGAAACTTTTTTGTACTTGGGTCCTGGGTACTGCACCAGCATGTTGGATGTTTTGAGATTGATAGGTTGGTTGTCATAAAACACGGCCCACACTCCTTCCGACGCCAGGACTTGTTCGGTCTTGTAGGTGGATTTGTTGGTGTGTTCGATCAACACACGAGGTTTGGGTCTGCTCATAGCATAATACTCCTACATTTATTTATGCCAAAATGTAGGTATATTTTAGAACTGTCCGCCCTGTATTTCCACTTGAATTATGTCTGCAGTGGCAGTTTTAATCTGTTTTTCTTGCAGAGCCTGCAAGGTCAACAACAAACGAGTAATGTCAGCGTGCAAATCTCGTGCTTCGTTCATGGTCATTACAAGATCTCGGGCACCGCGGGCTTCTTGGCCCCGTACACGGTCAACGAATTTCTGTAGATGTATGGTCATTGGCCTGAGCCTCCGAGTAGAATGGTCCAGCATGTTCATAGCGTTGTAAAACAATGAGTTTTGGTGCCAGCATGGTGTGCCAGACACGACTTCGTCGCACACAATACCAACCAGCGGCGAACCAACTTTTGCTTTTGGCTGTCTTGGTGTATACTGGCAACTGTTGAGACACGTCCCACATGGGATTGTGAATTCGACCGCTGACTGGATATCCATGCACCTGGTCCATGGCCGACTTGGGTTTGGATAATTTCACCGCAGGTTCAAATTCAATGTTGGCACGCTGGGCCGCCATCTTTATGGTCTTGAATTGTGCCACTTGATTGTTGAGCCGGACTTGATAACCGCCGGCACAGGCCTCCACATTACCTACCTTGCGATTGTTTTCTTGCAAGATCCAAAACTGTTTGTCTATTACGGGTTTAGCTACTAGCATTCAATATTCCTTTGTATGTTTCATTCATCCATCGACCAAAACTTTCAGCCGACTCCGAACATTTGTTCAGTTCATACTTGCCACAGAACTGCATGAATCGCACACCCACTTGACCCACATCCTTGTGCGAAATCTGTTCACGTATGGCCGCATCCACTGTGGCCTTGATGTCTTCTGGCTGTGCTGTGAGATCGATCAAGGTTCTGTTGCGTTCATAATCGTCCAACACACGATGTTCTGCACCGTCGGGATCTGACCAGCGTTGCAACATCATGTTGTTCCAGTTGTAACCTTTTTTGTCCTTGTCCGCAAACGCTTCCTGAAGCCCAACCTTGTTCTTAGTGCCTTTGGTCCTGACACCCGGGAAGGCGCTAAACACATTGTCGCTACTATCTCCCCGCATGCATTTTTCAAACAGAAGCCACGCTGGATCAGGGATTGTTTTAGGTTCTTTAGTTTTCTTATCGATAACCGCTTTGCCTTTGGCATCGAAGATTCCTTCCGTGGTGTGCAATTCGTCGGTAATGCCGTTGTATTGTTTGACGTTGGGTGCAAGTAATTGCACAAAATCTGTGTCGCTTGAAATTACTACATGTTCATCTTGGGGGTGTAATGCTATCCAGCGAGCTATGATATCGTCGCCTTCTGCGGTTGGGCACCGTATTACGCTACAGTTGGTCCTCTCACTCAAGTATTTAGTCAAAGCGTCATAGGTTTCCCAGAACATCTTGTCTTCTTCAGCTTCGGCTTCAGTGAGTGCTTGCCGGGCCACAGCACGATTGGCCTTGTAGGGTTTATAATGATCCTTACGCCACGACCTGCCCTCCAAAGCAAATACCATGTGATCGGCTTCAAAACGCCGGGCCATTTTGTTGGCAGCCATCAAGGTCACATGCAGGGCAAAACCTACTTTTTCCCAGGTATCACTGGCTCTAAAAGCACCGTGTCGGGCACGGAAGAACATGTTTGCTGTGTCAATCAGCACATACCGCATAGCACCACCTTAGATGAATTTGTTTGCAATAATATATTGTAACATAAAACGGTGAAAATAGCTATGCCCGTCCTTGCCAAAATGCCATGAATTGGGCGCAACTGTTTCTATACCATGTGTTCTAATGATGGAATCATAGGTTTGTTTGGGATCATACGGACCAATATAATTGGGTCCCCAATCATGATGATCGATTAGCTGTGAAAAATCATTATTGCCATTGAAAAAAATATGCTTGATATTTTGTTGTTCTAGCTCAAGATGAAGTTCCCAAATTTCATTGTGAGCCTCTTGGGTTTTTTGTTTCCAGTTGGTACCAACAATATAATTGCGATATCTTTCTGCGGCTTCTGCAGGCACACTGTCGGTGCCGCTGGCGCCCACTTGATAATACACGCCATCGTACAGCCATTCTTCTCTCTCCCAGGTGCTCCACTGAATTATTACCAACCTGTCGTCATATGCCACTTGTTGACGCAACCATTCTCTTGTGGTGCGCAAGATCCTAGTGTTGGAGCTGGCACTTTCGGCTGCACAATGAAATCCTGCTTTGATCGATTTACTGAGAAGATGCCCCCAACTTACAGCCAAGTTGGCTGGATGAGGTGTCCTGCCTAGACAGACCAGCGCCGGATCATCTTCGGCAAAGGCGTAAGGGTTAACAGCTTCTGCACCAGCCGTGTGACTATCACCGTTGACATACAGGATCATGACACTTCACTTCGTCCATCTCCGATGTCTCGACTTTTGACCACACGGTTGGGATTCATGGCCTGTTCCTGCTCCCAAGTTTCCAGCACAACGTTGCGGCACACAGCCTGGAACCAACGGTCCACAATGTCGTTGTCGGTGTCGTTGGGTTTCATTTGATATCCAGCCCGTACTAGATTGGCCACAAACTTTTCATTCCAGTCCAGTTCAAAACTGCCTTGGTGCAGGTTGTTGGGATCTACTTCCATGCTGAGCATGGCCACATAGGGTTCTCCACGTTCGGTAGCCAAATCTTTTTCTGATTTCTCTTTGGGCTTGGGTGCTTCTTTGACTTTGGGTTTCTTTTTACCAAAAGTATTTTTTAAATTGTCAAAAAATTTCATTTGTTATTCCTTTAGTTGCCATACAAGATGTTCCTGGCGATCGTGCCAGTGTTCTTCTACCAAGGGTGTGCCCGGTCCGTGCCATACTGCACGTCCACGGTAAGCCCAGGTTCCAGGCCATAATCTGCGACCTGTGATCTCACAGCATTGGGGCCATATTACTCGGCACAACTGCCAATCAGCTCGTATGTAAAAATGTCCATTGGGACGGGCTATGCGTTCTGGAATGGGACTCATAATCTGCGGGTGTTTCCATAGTGCAACACAGTCATACCCGGCATGTCCACAGGCAATTTTCGCCAAGGATCCACAATCACACTGCCAGGTTTGATGCTGTAATAAAACTTGTCGATATGATCACCGGCCACATAGTCATAGGTCACTGAACGATTGTGGGCCATCAACACCACAGCTGGCCGATCAAAGTCAATGATCACATCTTGGGTGTCGTCGGCCAACGGGTCCACATATCTGATCTGATGACCTGCTTGCGTGACATAGTGGCCAATCAAGGTCGAATAACTGCCAATACAATAGGGCACGTCTGGCTTGTAGGCCTTGCCGTGTATGATGATGGGCAGATTGTGTTTGACAGCTTGTGCTACTAGAAAATCAGCTAGATTGCGAGCCTGTTGTTCTCGAGCCAGCATGATTGTGTCAAACAGATCATAACCAATGTTGTATTCTTCGGCCAACCAACGCAGGGCTATGTTGTCTCTGGGATGGCAGGCACCTGCATCACCCATGCCTGCGGTCATGTACTTGGGTCCCATGATGCGCTGGGTACTGTGTGCAAGAGCGTTGGTTACAACATCCACGTTGATGTTGCCTATGCGCTGGGCAAAGTCTTGTATCATGTTGACCAAACCAACCTTGGCACTGATAAATGTGTTGTAGAATATCTTGATAGCTTCACACTCTTCCCAGGTTCCTATTTCAAAACGTGGATTGTTTCGGACCATGGGTCGGTATAGTTCAACCAGTTCTTCGGCCAGTTCAGTGCGGTTTCCGTATTCAGTGCCAATCATGATCATTTCCGGATTGACCATGTCCCACTTGACACTGCCCATGGCTATGAGATACGGATTGTATAGAAACTGATGTTGTTTGTTCAGCAGCCCTGCAAAATGCTGTCTGGTAGTGCCCGGTAACACTGTGCTGATCAACACAACCCGTTTAGAAGTGGTGGCATAGTGATTGATCTTGGTCAAACTACTCTGCACAGCTTCATGGATAAAATCTTTGGGAGGCATGTGACTGCTAGGAACACTTCCGTCGTAGCCCTCCAAATGTGGAGTAGGCACTGCTACAAATATCCAATCGCTGGCTTGCACTACTTCTTGAATGTCACACACTTTTACAGTGTTGCTGGTGCGTGGAACAATGTCATAGCCACGCACTGTGTAATGTTCGGCAAACACCTCTGCCGCATCCATGCCCAGTTTTCCTAGTCCAACAAATCCAATGTTCATTTGCCCCATCCGTTACCCCATAAGTCTACATGCAATCTTGGACTGTAGTTCCATCCATGCTTGACACAGATGTCTGCTATGCGTAACTTGTTTCGATCGTAGGGTTCAACTACTCCACCCTGTGGCATTAAATAAATTTGTCCTGTAAATCCACCAGCACGGAAAGCATCTGCAGCCTTGATTGCTTCTGTAATATGCTCGTCTGTTTCAACAACAAACTTGAGATATGTGTGACCAATGTCTTGATAGCTCTTAACAATGTCTGGACAAATTGCATCTTCCCATGACTCACCTGACGCACTTAGCTTTGCACTTACACTAAATGTCAAATTGTTATAACCACGTCTTTTGTATTTGGGATTCAGTGTCCAATCCAACATCGTGTGCCTAAAGTCTGCGTGAATCTTTTGTGTGCCGTTGGTCTCAAATGTAATATTACGCAGATCCTGCATGCGTTCATGTTGCAACAGTTCTGTATATGCACGTTGCCAGCCCAACAAAGGTTCTCCACCAGTAATCACAAGATGCACATCGTTGCCATTGTTCTGCTGCCACATGTTGTTGGGAGTCAGTGCCAACATGCGTTCTACCAGTTCTTCTGTGGTCTGTGACGGGCTCAAGTGTTTGTAAGCTGGGTGCCACGACGCATAACTATCGCATCCGGTCTCCACTAGGGGTAGATCATTGAATGTAGGATACATATGGACCACTTCGGCCACGTCGTCAGCACCGGTGCTTTTTTCGCCTGGCTTACAACCAAATCCTGCACAGGTAAAGTTACAGCCATAGGTGCGTAAGAACACACTAGGCACACCAACAAAGCGACCTTCGCCTTGTAAACTGTAGAATACTTCTGAAACTTTTATCTTTGCCACCATGCCTCCCAAGGAAATACAATCCACGAATCTTCTTCAGCTTTATTTAGATCAACGGCTGAATAACTAATTTTTAATTTGCTCTTACTTGCTTCGTTATCTACCAGCACCGCCACACGTACATTGTTGCCCCATACGTCTTTCCAACGCTTGTCTTTGGGAAAACACCCACTAGGCCAATCTTCCTTGATCCAATTTAATGTGGCACCCGAGTCGTTGATATCGTCTACAATAAGGATCTGCTTGCCTTCATATGCATCTTCGGCCATCCACAAGTTACTTTCGCAAGCATTTTCATCACCGTCACGCAGACTTACCTTTAGTGTTTGCATGGGAACTTCTAGATATTGGCTAATAAGGTTGGCCGGAACCAAGCCGCCACGTGTGAGCCCAACCACATAGTCTGGACGCCAGGCATCTGCGTGTAGTTGTCGTAGAATTTCTTGTGTCTGGCACTCTACATCTTGCCAGGTATGATAGATTTTTTTCATACTTAATTGTACACTATTTGTGAAAAGATTGCAACTATTTAGATCTCTTGCCAATGATAGATTTCATTCCTTCGGCAAAATTTCTAGGCCGATATGCAGGCATGATTGAAAGTAATCGGTTGATGTTGGGTCTGCGTGTAGCAGTTGAGCCAGGTAACCCAGATTTCAGTGTCCACTTGGCCGATTCATAGCCCATGGCTTTGGCTATGATGTCAGCGGCTTCGGGTATGGTAATTTCCACATCTGTGCCAACGTTGACTACTTCACGCAACACCGTATTGGCACAGTGTATGGTGGCTTCTACAGCATCTTCAATGTAGCAAAAACTACGAGTTTCGGCACTGCCAGTAACTTCAAACACACCAGATTCAATCTTGGCCATTTGGTCAGCAATGAAATGGCCAGCCTTGCTGTCCGCACCGTAGATGTTGAAATATCTAAGTGCTACCCAAGGCAATTCACTATTGACCAAATAATTCTCGCTGGTAATTTTGGCCAGTCTATAACTCCAACGAGCATTGTGTATATTTTTGATAGTGATGTCTGTGTGCTCGGGTGTTGGACTTACTGGATCATCGGACACCAGTTCACTGCTTGACGCATACACCAACTTGGTCAAGGTATCACATTGTTGAGCAAACTCAAACACATGTATATCTGTGATAAAATTGTTGGTCAGCACTTGGTTAGGCCGCTCGTAAAAGTTCTTGGTACCGTTGATGGCTGCATAGTGGTAAATCTGATCAAAGTCACGAGGCAAATTGTCAAAGTTGCTCTGGTTCATAAGGTCCAGATTGACCCAGACATCACAGGGCGGTATGGTATTGCTACGACTATGGTTGTCCACAGCCCACACTTCGTTGTCGGCGCTGGATTTTAATTGGCGGCAGATTTCTGTGCCCAATAAACCACTGGCACCTGTGACTAATATTTTCATTGTTTGACTTTCTCGTTGTCTTGTATAATGCTTTGGATCATGGTATATGGTAGTCCAAGATTTTGTATGAGATTGTTCCAGGCTGCGGTGTCTTTGGGCAGGCAATGCCCGCCATATCCACGCATGTTGGGATTGGCCATCAGATAGGCCGGATTGAAACATTCACGACGGGTAATGGCCTTGTAAACATTCATGTAGTTGGCCCCCATTTTATCACACACATCAAATGTGATATTGGCAAAGGTCACACTCATGGCATGATGCACATTGTTGAAATATTTGATTATTTCGGCTTCGGTAGGTGTAACTCTGGCCACGTGCTGTGGAAAGCTGCCATGCAACTCTACAATAATCTCAGCATCTTCCTTGTTGTAACAACCTGCGACCAAAAGATCATGATTGTACACAAAGTCAGCCAGGGCACTCTTGGCCCTTAAAAACTCTGGAACCATGCAGAGACGCAAGGTAGGATACAGTTGATGTAATCGATCTGTGGTACCAGGAATCACAGTGCTCTTGATTGACACTAGACCCGGATAGTTGTTGACGGCCAATTCAGCAACCACGTTGTCAACAATACTGGTATCACAATCTCCATTGGCGGTCTGGTCGGTAGGCACGCTGATAAACACCACTTCGGTGTCCAGCACATCGTTCATGGTGCTACCTGCATGCTTGGGATCAAAGAACGTCATGGTGTGTCCAAGATATTCTAAACCTTCAAATACTGCACTGCCCACAGTGCCTCGTCCTATAATTCCTATTTTCATGTTGCTTCCTTAAAAGTCATATCTACACATCTACTGGTTTGATTCTCTTTGACCAGTTTATAAATTTGCTCCGCCACTTGTTCGGGACGCAAATAATCCAATTTGGGATCAATTTCTTTGCCTGCTGTGGCCATCCGGGTCAAGGTTCTTACCGGATTGATCAAGTCAATGGTAATGTTTGTGCCTTCTAGAGAGTCTTTGACTCCTTGCCAGAGATTATGCAATGCAGCCTTGCTGGCACTGTAAAGCGGATACAGTTTTTTTCCGCTGACATAACTGCTGGAACCAATCATGATCAATCGTGTGACATGATTTTGATTTTCTGGATTCATATAGTGTCTGACAATACTCCAGTTGCTGCCGAAATTCACATTCATGGTTCTTGTGTGATCTTGTTCCCAGCCGTTTTCAAAAACACCTGCACAGTTTATGATCACATCGGGTTGCGCATTGGCCAATAGGCCACGTATTTCTTGATCCGCTGAAGACTTGTTGAAATCTATAATAGAACTATTGACCGGAATGATCCTGAATCCGTTTTGTAAAAACATTTTTCTAGTGGCAGATCCAATCCCGCCACGGTCTCCAAAGATAAGAGCTGTTTGTTTTTTCATTATCGTACTATGCTATCAACTCTATAAGTATCACTCTCATAATCTTCACCGCCGCGTGGACCTTCGGCAAAGGCTATGAATGTGCATCCATGTTCACCTGTTCGCATGGCATGTATTTCCATGGGTTCGCTGATGATCATGTCCCCATGTCCGGCCACAAACTTTTGAACTGGCTCCTCTCCATCCACAGCCTTGCTGTAGTAGGTCAACGTGCCATTTAGTACCAAGGTATACTGTGTGGTCAGTTTGTGATAGTGATTGCCACGTACGGCACCAGGAGCATTGGTTATAATGCAACCATGGTTCATGTTACGGGCATAGAACATGTCAGTGATTGTGCCACGATCGTCGGTGTGTTGACCTAGACCTTGTTCGATGTTTTTGTTGATATTGTAGTATTTCATTGTTGTAAGAACCTTGTGTTGGGATTTATATTCGATATGGCTTGTTTGAGACCTGCACCAATGTTCCAGCTCAAGATCACAGCATACGGCTTGTCATACTGAGCAAAGATTGTGTCGTCAGCAATGGGTATTCTGCTCAAAGGAGTGTATTTTCCTTGTTTGAATGCGCTGGAATCAGTTATGTATTTCAAGTGTGTTCGGTTGAGACCGTGCCAGGTCAGCCAGGTATTAGCCTTGGCAGCAGCACCCACTCCTATAAACACAGCTTCTGGTTCGTTCTGTCGTATTTCATAGAACTGACGCAACCATTGATCTCGCTGTTGTTCAAATCTGCGTTGCACTACCTCATAGAAACGTGTGTCAAATAGACCAATCTGTGTTTCTCTGGCTATGGCATCTTCTATGGCCACGGGCATAGCGGCTCCGGTGTCACGACGAGCAAACACTCTAAGGCTGCCGCCGTGGTAGTCAACCACATCAAAGTCTGTGATTTCTAGTCCCGCGGTCCTGAGCATATTCCAGGCCATCTTGATAGTAAAGTATGTAGGATGTTCATGATACACCATGTCAGTGAAACGACCTGACTCAATCATGCTGAGCCAATAAGGCACTTCAAACACAAACACAGCATCATCGGACAACAAAGAGGCCACAGCTCTAGCAAATGCAACAGGATCGTTGGCATGATTGAACACATTATTGGCCATTACAACATTGGCACTGCCCACACGTTTAACTAGATCTTTGGCCACAGATTCGCAGAACATGGCTGGCATGACCTCTACACCACGTTCTTTGGCAACATGACACATGTCCATGCTGGGGTCTATTCCTATGGCACGCACTCCTTCTCCGCGGAACTGATTGATTAGATAGCCATCGTTACTGCCTATTTCCACAGCAAACTTTATTGCTGGACATCTATTCTTCACAGTGGTGGCATATTCATTCCAGTGTGCTCGAGCTGTGGCACTGTTGCTGGAAGTATAGCTGTAGCTGTAGAGACTGTACCGATCCTCGGCATGGCTCACATAGCCCAACTGTATGCTGCCAGAGTCAGCATTGAGATTGACCTGTAGTGGAAACACAGGCTCGCTGAGATTGAGTTGGTTCTCAGCGACGAAAGTGTCTGCATAGGCATGCTGACCAAAGTCAAGTATTTTTGTCACTGGTTGCTGGCTGATCAAACAATGTGTCACTGCTTGGCTGGTAGTTATATTGGTCATTATTTGTCGAGTACCATTTTGATGTGACCATTGGCATCTTTAACTCTTGTAAAAGAACTTATTTGATTATTAGGGTCATTTTCCTTGATGCGTTGTATGGGAGGAATTTTTCCACTCTTGGTGTCTTCCCACCATTGTGTGCTGAGACCACGAGATTTCATGTAGGCGGCCAAGCGTTCAGCGTCAATGTATCTGTGCTGGACAAAAAACTCATTGTGTAGATCTCGAGGATTGTTGGGATTACCCTCGAGATATTCACGTTTTTTGTAGGCTTCGTCCTTGTTGTTGCCAGTAAGGTCAGCACGATCGTGTGTGACATCTACTTCGATTATTTTCATTATGTCTAACCAATAGGCCATTTGGCTGCCTTCGGCATCTAGCATTTGATGACGGCTGAGTTGTCCCAGAGTTTCCATCCATTCTTTAGGAAAAATAGGAAATATGCTATAAGGATGTTCGTTGTGTGTGTGCACCTTGAGCAATCGAAACTCGCCGGTGCACTCGCGTATGCGCTGATCCCAATCTTGTGTTTGCATGACAGCGTCATCACACCATACAAACAACCAATCGGCGTCGGCATCTCGAGCCAGAGTGTTGAAATACTGATTGAGACCGGCATAGCCCAATGGTTCAAATCCCAGGGCTTCATAGTCTATGTCCCGTGCATCCAATTCGGGTTGTATGTTATTGGTAAAATAGTCAAGACCTATGCTATCATTGTTGTCAATGCCCAATCTAAACTGCACAGAGTCTAGATCATGTGCCAGATCGATTAAGCTGAACAGGCTGCGACGCAAGGCATCTGTGCGCTTGTGTGTGGGCAACAATACAGCTATGTCGTATTGGCGTGATTTCATAATTTTAGTTTTCAATTTGTATTTTTTGCGGAGATATGCCCACACGATCCAATTTCAATTCAATGGCCAAGGCAATGGTATGAGCCACCTGGGCCGGACCCAGCACAGGACCACGTGCATATTCCTCGGCTATGTCCTGATCCGAGCGGGTGCCTTGGTAATTTTGTCGCAACATGTTGGTCTGAGTTTTTCCAGGAACAATCTCGGTAAACAAGATTCCCGGATAGTCTCGCTTGACAGCGTTTAGACTTTGGCGCAGGGCGATCTTGGAACCTACCATGAATATGGTATAGCTGATAGGATCATCTGCGCTGGTACTGGTTAGGTAGATGAATTGTCCTGTGGTTCTTTGTTGTGTGTATTGTTTGGCCAACAATAACGGCGCTGTGAAATTCACAGCCACATGATTCTGTTGATTCTGCCAAGAATTTTTGTGCCAACCCAAATATGCACCGCCATTGGCACCTGCACAATTCACTACCACATCGTACTCGGCTAGATCCAGACGATCTATTGAGGCAAAATCACCAAGATCAAATTCTTGTCTTGTGGGGGCCGTGACCACGTGTCCCTGGCGGCCTAGCAACTGTTTTACGGCTTGCCCAATTCCGCTGTTGCCTCCGGTCAAGAAAATTTTCATATAGTTGATTAGGATTTGCCAGGGGTAATGTTTGTTATGTTGTTGCCGTTGTAGGCTATGTCGAATTGAAACATGTGCTGATTGATGTCATTGGCTTGAAGACGTTCCCATGGATCTTGAGTTTTGTTCTTGACACCTTGCCAAAAACTGGTATTCTGCCCTAGGTTTTTCATGTAGGCGCAAAGTTGATCACAGTCTGTATGGCGTTGTTCTATGGTTGCTGGATAATGAAAGTCTTGGACATTCTCAGGATGGCCTTCAAATCTGTGCTTGGGTTTGATGACTTCTATGGCGTTCTGGACCAACTCCACTTGATTGTGGGTCACATCAATGTCCACAATCTCCATCAGGTCCAACATGTAGGCTATCTGACTGATCTCGGCATCAATCATCTGATGACGGCTCAACTGACCCAGTTGTTCATACCAGACTGCGGGCATTATAGGAAATATGCTGTAGGGATGCTCGTTGTGAGTGTGTACTTTGAGCACTTTGAATTGACCATTGTAGGCTTTGACAACCTGATCCCAATCCTGTGTTTCCATCACAGCATCGTCGTTCCAGACAAACAACCAATCAGCTGAAGCCTGTTGTGCTAGATAGTTATAGTAATGATTCAGACCTTCGTAGCCCATGCTTTCAAAGGCCTGAGCTTCGTAGGCTATGTCCCGTTCATCCAGCCAAGGCTGTATCACAGATGTAAAATAGTTCAATCCTGTTTCGTCATCATTGTCAAACCCAAACACCAGTTGTAGGTCGGAAGCATCGTAGGCACGTTCTACAATGCTGGTCACGCTGGCTGTCAACTCGTCGGTCCGACCTCGACTGGGCAACAACACCGCAATTGAAAATTCACGGCTGGGTTTTTCAAAATAAAATTCGTAATCATCTAGACCCAGCACATTACTGACATCTATGCCCGGCAAATAAAATTCTGGACGATCGGTAAAGTCTGTGCAGAGATCGTGCCGTAAAAAAGTAAATTCATAACAGTCACAGCTGCCGTCTGCGCTCAATGGAGTGTGGTTGTTGCCGTGCAAATGTACCAACACATATTCAGTCTGTAGTTTTTTTACTGTGTTGACGAATTGTTGTCTGCGATGATTGGCAAAGTGTATTTCAATTACTATGCCAGGAAAAATCTCTCGATTGGCTAAAATTTCATCAATAAGGGGGAATTCACCACCTTCAATATCCATCTTGAGCAATACTCGTTTGCTGTCCAAACGTTGGATGGCCGTGGAAAATGCAGTGTATCCTGGACCTATGTTTTCTTCATAGTGTGTGGCCTTGGTTGAAAAAAAATCTTGGTAAGGAGCACGCAGGTAATCTTTCATGTTGTTGATGTTCACAGTTCCATCATACATGTGTATTTTGGACTGGGGCTTGAGATCTCGCCAGCCTTGATCAAAACTCCAGTTCTCGCCTAGCCCACAACTGAGCAGGTCATCGCAGTGATCCAACAGCATTTGTGGTATGATATAACCGCCATCGCTGGCACACCCTATACGCACAGGGTCGGCAATGATCTTGGGTAAACAACATATCAGTTCATTGGGTAATTGTATTTTCATCACAATATTTATATACGCCGTTTACTACGAAAACAAATCTTATCCTTCGTATACTGCTGAGTTTGCATTGTGCTCAAACACTTCAACTGAACGCAACTTAACACCTTGCCCAACAGGATAGCGACACTTGAATTCTTTTACAGTATTTCCGTCTTGTGAAACCAGAAACCAAGAGTTACCTGCTTGAAATGCCCGGAGAATATTTTCCATGGTTTTGTAAGCAAGTTCGGCAAACTTTTCGCAACCTACACCCTCAACAATACGAACATCGCATACTCCACCTTGATCTTGCAACCCTAGTTCGGCCATCTTTTCAAACATAGTACGATGAGGATCATCTTCGGCAATCACTAACGTGTGATCAAACATATACTCAGACCACTCTTTGAATGCTTTGAGTCCACCAAAGTCCATGACCCAATTACGATCATCCAATGTTTCACTTTCAAAAATTAGTTTGATACCAATCGAGTATCCGTGTAGTAATGAGCAATGACTGTGTGTGCTTCGCCATTGTCTAAAACAGCATGAAAGTCCGCGGTCGTTACCGTAAGTTTTTGTTGAAAGATATTTTGCCATTTGTTTCTCCTATGTTAGATTATAGCATAGGTGGCAGAGTTTGTAAAGCGGGGTGACACCAAAGACCGCTGTAGTGCTATTTACGATAGTTTCCTTTGCCCGGAATGGTATTACGGACTCCGCCCACTGGGTCCGCTACATCGCCTGTCCTGCGTGGAATAAGATGCACATGCGGATACATCACAGTTTGGCCGGCAGCTTCTCCTGAATTGTATCCAATATTAAACCCATCGCACTCGCCTGATACAACCATATGGTTACCATCAGCCAGAGCGTGTTCCATAGCCTGCACAATCCAATGAGAATTGTCATCTTTGGGCACATACAATCTATGCCCAGGGGTGCATGGATAGCGGTCTAAATACACAGCAACCAACGGACGATCTTCTACAAGATTGTCCCATGGTGCTACGCCCCTCTTTTGTGCTTCTAGTAGTGTTGTCATATTAGTCTATCCAAAATTTCAATTCGGTCATTGCACGATACTGTCCTGCTGTGGTGCCCATAGCACTTAATTTTAACTGGGTCTGACGGGTCAGTTGATTGGTGTACAAGGCACGTAGATATCCAGTGGTCTGATTTTGCACTTGCAATGTTTTGTTAGTATACACTATGTTTCCGCCCGTGTCAACAGCGGTGGGTATCCGGGCTTGCACCGAACCAGATAACACCACGGGCTTGACTCCGGCATATATGCCCACGTCTCCGGCACGTTGGACGTTGCCAAATCTATATCCGGATTCGGCCCAGGCACCCCACATGTTATCTACTCTAGTGACCAAGCCCGGTTGTATGTTTGTGGTCACGTGCATGGCACTGGCCTGCGCCGAGAATCCGCCTTTGCGGTAAGTGACCACATTGTCCATGACGCCCGATCCGGTGATCTCACCCCAGGCACCACCAAAGGCCATCCACGGATTGGAATTCAAATAGGTATATTGTGTGCCCACACTCCAGTTGCCGTTACTGTACCATCTTGGTACTCCTACTGTGTATTGAGTGGGCTTGTTTAGACCCATACCGTTGGCATCTCTACCAGCAAAGTCAGCACCCACTCGCATGCCGTTGACAGTGGTTAATGCTCCATTGACCAAGTATTCGGCATGGCTGGTCAGTTCGTATTGATCATTGTGCTGAGTATTATATCCAAAAGCATTCATGGCCGTGATGTTCATGGGTTTGATATTGGTGGAGAATGCACGACCCAAGCTGTCAGTGACCACGGCTGCTCCGTCACCAATGTTGAGACCTGTGATATAACCACGTATGGGTGCTACACCACCGGTGGCCAAGGGCAAGCCAAGACCTCCAATGGGCTGGAATGCTTTTTCTGGATCCAACACATTCATGCCAAACCATGTGGTCGAACTCTGTGCCAACACTGTGTTGATCTGTCCGTCGCTCATCCAGGGCCATGCCTGTTTGATTGCAGCGGCAGTGGCCTGTGCTGAAGCGGCAGTGGCGCCCAGTTGGCTGAGATAAATGGCTTTTTGTTGCACACCGCCGCTGACATAACTGACCGCAGTGGCCAGGTACACATTGCCATCTGGGCCCTTTACAAACACAATACCGTTAGCGCCGTTTTCAGCACTGGCGTTGATGGCCTTTTCCAAGGCCAAGGACTGTCCAACAAAAGCGTCGATCACTGTGCCGTAACTGGCAACATATTTGTGTTCTGAGGTGTGTATCAAGACCTGGGCTCCAGTGGCACTGGTCCAACTGGTTCCGCCCAACACTATGTCAATGAGCCCATCGTTGTTCACGTCCATTAGTTTGGGATTGTAGTGTTGTGAAGATGAGGCAGTGTTATATCCAACCAAGGTAGTGTCTGTGACATCAGTAAATGTTCCGCCACCGCGATTTTTCAAGAACTGTATTTCACTGTAGTCGGGCCAAGTGTATCCGCCGGCACCGTTGGCTTTAACCGGTCGGCTGAATATTACAGCACTAGCAAGGCCCGAGTTGTCAAAGTCAAATGCTAGAGAGCGATAATCGTGACTACCGCTAAATCCGTATCCATTCCACTTGGGCAGGAGAAATCTTGAATCCGGTAGGACACTGATCATAGTCAGGTGAAAATCCAGTGTGGGTCTACCACCGTCGACCATGCTCCAACTATACAGTCTATTGTTGCCTGCTTGCCAGGCATTTTGATCAGTAAGTATGACGCTACTACCGCCGGTGCCCATAAAGTCCGCTATGGCCACTGAGCCGGCACTACCGCCATAATTTCTATCCCCCGATACTGTGTGTGTAGTAAAAGTTCGATCTGCATTGCCAAAACTCACACGGCTACCGGTGGTAAAGATATCAGATCGGCCATCTCGGTTGATATCATAGACTGCGCTGTCATGGCCGTGTATGCCAAGATTTAAATCAGCACGAGTGAATCTGGTACCGTTGTTGAAAAATACCCAACCTGATCCGGTTGAGCTGGCATCGGTATTGGGTGCCACATACATATCTTTTTTACCATCACCGTCAAAGTCGGCAAACTTAACGCTGGGTTCTGTGCCTAAAATCACATTATCTGTGCCTGAAAACCATTGACTGGTTCGGTTGACCAAGGTACCGTTACTCCAACCAAACACATTGAGATTATAGCTGGGATATGATCCTTGGTTGGCCGAGCCGGAACGCCCAGCTGTGATTAGTTCTTCTCCGGAGCCGCTAAGGCTTTCAGCATACATGGCACTGGAATCAGATTCTCGTGCGGTGCTGTTTATAGGAGTAACTGATCCAACACGAGTCGGGGTTGAGTATGGAACTTGTCTAAGTATAGGGCTAGGACTATTGTATGGAGAGCCACCTCCACCACCACCGCCACCACCACAGCCTGTGATGACTACAACTGTGCCAAAAAGACAAGTCCAAAGCAGTTTGCGACGCATACTATACCCATAAGAGTTTACAATATTACTATTATAGCAAAACGGGTATTTTGTGTCAAACTAGGTTAGTGTACACTAACTTCTTGTTCTAAATAGCGAATCAGCTCTTTGTCTGTGGGTTCTACTGTGTAATTGTTCTTGAAGAAGATTTCATAACTGTCTGATCCGTATTTGCCTATACCATACAGTTTGTCGGCTTGGTTGCCATCCCATTCCATAAAATCCAGGGTCATCTGTGTGAGCCTTTCGTAGCGACGATTCACCATGCCCAGACTCCAAATCACATCACGAACCTCGTCCGGAGTGGCCTGCAGGAATGCATACGGACTAGGCCACTTGTGCCAAAATACAGGTGCAACTGACTTCACAGGCTTGCGACCAGTTTGATTCAGCATGATCACTGCTACCATGTGTTGCCAGGCCGCATTAACACTCTCCAAGCCATCAGGCAACTGTTGTTGCACCATGAGATCATCACGGAGTGGCTGTATCATCTTGGAGCAAAGTCCTGTTGTAGTTTGATATTGTCCATGAACTCTTTCTTGGTGCCAGGATCTGTTTGGAACACACCTTTTAACACTGTAGTCTGTGTTAAACTACTGTGTGCCATTATGCCCCTATTTTCGCAACACCCATGTTGAGCTTGTATGTAAACTCCGACATTCTCTGAGTCGGTTGCTTTCATTATTTCTCTTGCGATGTCGTTGCACAGTTCTTCTTGTAGCGTACCACGGCGAGCGCACCACTGAGCGATCCTAGTATACTTAGACAGACCGATAAGTTTGTTAGCGGCGATGATGCCAATATAAGCAACACCACTGACAGGCTGATGGTGATGAGAGCACATGCTTCGTAACTCAGAACGCACCACAAGCATGCCTTCATAGCGGTCCGCCGAATCATTTGGAAAAGCTGTTGCATCTGGTGCTGGATCATATCGACCTCCCATAATTTCGTTGTAGTACATTTTAGCAAGACGACGGGCGGTACCTTGGCTGTTAGGATCATTCTCACGATCAATCAACAAGGTATCTAATACTCGTTCAAACGCTTCTGCGGCTTCATCAATCAAGCGTTCTTTATCACCCTCGTGTAAATATTCGCTAATGTTATCGCCAGCCCAGAAACGTTTTTTATCACGCTTCATGTTAAACCGGATAGCATCGGCTAGATACTTGCCTTCTTCGTAACCTTTATCGCTCATGTGCATTACAGCATCTTCGTAGCCGGGATGGTATGGAGCTTCGGCTACTATGCGGCTTTGCTTCAAAGCGTCAAATGTTGCTTGGCTGTCATTATTTTTCACTGCGTTCTCTCTATCGTCTGAAGTAAATGTTGTCATGGCGTCCTCTTATTATACATGTTATTTAGATTTTTGCAAGATCAAATGGAATTTTTCTCAAGTCTGGATACACGGCCGCTTGGCTTTGGGGTGTGATGGCGGGCAATAATTCTAATCCTTTAACACATAGTTCTAATGTTGGGCAATAATGGTAGCCCAGGATCAAGTCTGTTTCGGTTTCCCATGGTATGTGTAGGTCTCTTCCATCACTGCGCTGGCGACTCATTGTGCGATATGCTTCTGCATCATCTAGTAAGATAGCTCCTACTTTGCCCAACTGTAGCGGCTTGGTCCATCCAAAACTTAGACACTGCATGGTTCCAGAATTATACATGTTGCGCTCTAACCTACGAGCCGAATCCCAAATTCTAGTTCCGTAGAATTGATATTCGCCCGACCATTTTTCAGTGACCATCTCGTACTCAATGCCCAAGTGATGCATCAGCATGGGAACACTGAGATAGGTATAAGCAGAGAATCGAGTGCGTTTAACTTGATCATACCGCATGCACAATTCAATGGCATGTGTACAACCATCGGTTACAACCACATATGGCGCACCGGTATATTCGGCTAGGGCTGATTCAAAATCAAACAGTGCCCGAAAGCTCATCTATTGTACCACGCCCAGGCATGACTAATCATATTTTCAAGCGTGAACTTGGGTTTCCATGTACTCACACCCATGAACTTACCGGCATCAGCTGTGAGCACAGCCGGATCACCTTCACGTTTTGGACCATGAACAACTGGTATTGAAGTTTTGGTTATTTGTGCAGCCAACTGTATCACAGCAAGATTGCTGTTGCCGGCGTTTGTACCAAGATTATAGATGTCACTTGGAATATCTTTGTCTATAGCAACAATGTGTGCGTTGGCCAGATCTTCTACGTGGATATAATCTCGAACACAAGTGCCATCATCGGTGGGATAGTTGGTGCCATACAGTGTAAAGTCGGTGCCGTTCTTGACTGATTCTAGTACTCGAGCAATGATATGCGTGGCACCCGGTGCTTGGCCGTGTCTGCCTTGACTGTCTGCACCACAGGCATTGAAGTAACGGAATGACACAAAGTCTAATCCATAAGCCTGCTTGTAGCTGGTCAGCATCCAGTCCGTCATCAGCTTGCTTTGACCGTATGGACTGATGGGCTCGGTAGGATCAACTTCTTGCACCGGCGTCATGACGGGATTGCCGTAGGTTGCGGCACTGCTACTGAAAATGAATCTAACTTGTTTGTCATGATTCTTGACCAGGTAGTCTAGTAGGATCTTGGTTTTAACAAAGTTATTATCGTAGTATTCTTGCGGATTTGATACACTGGGGCCAACAAGACTAGTGCCAGCACAGTGTATGATGGCATCTGGGCAAAATCTTTTAATTGCATCCAATCCCAACTCAGCTGAAAAATCACCGGTGTGCCACTGACATGGAACCGGAATCAGATGCCCGGGTGGCATTGCTCGATCAATGGCCAACACGTCGTGGCCAGCGTCTACTAACTTGATTAAGGTTTCTCCGCCAATAAATCCAGCTGCTCCAGTAACTACAACTTTAGTCATCTTTCAATTTTCCTTACATGGTATTTGGCTTGACTAACATGATCTCTATACCGATTGCCGGCACGATTCCAAGATTCGCCTTTACCTTCTAGGATGTCTACAACACGATCTACTGTGCCATCAGTCCAATCCGAGATCAATCCCATGTTGTGATGTGGCTTGTTCAATAGCAATTCTAACTTGTGATAAGCGTCGTCGATACTCCAAGGAACATATAAACGATTAGGATCATCAGCAAAAGTCTCGGGAAAACTTCTATAAGCAGGATAAAGAACATTGCAACCCAAAGTATCAGCTTCTGAAACGGTGTTAGAAACCCAGTCTTGTAATGCACAATTAAACAATACACGAGTATCATTAAGCAAATTATAGTAATCATTTTTCTTTAAGTTTTCATAAATTACAAGTTTACCTTCCGCCTCTAGTTGTCTAGCACGATCGATGTACCTGGGATTATTGCTACGCAAAGGGCCGCCTTGAAATATAGTAAACTCTACATTCTTATGCCGACCTTGATTGTGATACATTTCGATCAGGTCCATGTAAAAGTCTGGTTGTTTCTCTTGGTCAAATCTGGCAGCAAAGCCCACACGCATTTTTCTTTGGTCAAAGGATTTTATATTCTGTGCACCGCCTATGCGTTCTAACACTTCCGCTTTGCCAAAGGCCAGCCCTGAGATATTGTAGATAGGAGCAGTCCAGCCGGCAATACGCATGTGTGCAACCATTTCTTCGTTGGTAGCCAATACACCTGTTACAAATTCGTTAACCATCTTTTCATACAGGTCCATCCACTTCGCCATGCCCCACACATGTACAAAATCGTCAGGGTCAATGGCCTGTGCAAGGCAACGAACAAATACACGAGGCCGCTGATTACTAGGTATTTGATCCATAATATAAGGGAGACTTTCGATACCAGGTTGAAACATGTCTTCAAAGTAGATAACATCTTCATTGGTAACCTTTCCATTACGCATCATTTGTACCAGATTCATCATTTGACTCATACCAAAGTAACTGCGGCCGTGGGCATCCAAGACTTGACCCACGCTGATGCTCTGGGTGTTGTCAATAGTCTGTCCAGGCACGATCACATAGTTGATGCCGCGCTGTTCAAACACACGAGTATTCCACTCAGTGAGTTGCAAGGTATATCTGGCTTCATAACTCTCTAAGCCCATGTAGAATAGTTTTCTCATAAAGTCCTCTGTTTATACAATTTTACTTGATCCTTCACAAATTTAGCAACCAGTTGGTTGCCAGTTTCATCCAAGTGGTTGATTGTGCCAGGATGATTGTTCCAGATATGGTGTAGAATTTTTATATCTGCAATGTAGCCAATTTCAAAAAAACTTACGTGTAACACTGGTTTATGTGCTACTAGTGCTTTGATTTTGTCACACAGTAGCTCATGTGTGTGTTTGGCCTGCTCCAGATCAAACACGTTTTCAAACCACCAAGTTACATGTCCCGCAAAACTGTCAGGCAATTTTGAACGCATGTCTTCATAGATTAAGTCACAGTTGTGATGAGTCTGGCTTTGTTGATAATACGGATTTTTTTCTACATAAATCCTGTTGGGACTTGTGTGTCCCACTACCACAAAATCAAATCCGTCAAGATTTGTTTGTGTGACAGTTCGAAACAATCTGTATTGACTGGCACCGTTAGAAGCAAGATTTGTGACTTCATAATCATTGCCAAGTTGACAAGTCCAACCCTGAGGATGGTGCGCCGCAAAACTGTCTCCAATTATAAGAATTCTTGACAATTTTGACTCTTAGAGGTTGCGTCCCAGGCGTCGACCGTCTTCTACCCACATGTTCTTGGCATTCTTGCCTTGGCTGAACTTGTTGTACTGTTGCCAGGCATAGGCTTTGAAGTTGTATAGGTCTTCTTCACGGAATCTGTAACCGTACTCCTGGCAGAATTCCAAGAAGTTGCTCAAGTCTTCCAATGCCTGAATGGCTCTGGGGTTTACACGATGTTGGGGCTTGCCCATGATAGTTCCTTTAAATTACAATTGATTGAGTTGGACGAGTAAGGTTATAACTAATAGAGCATCCGTTCTCGCCGTCTTCGGACACTTCAATTACTACAGCACGACCCGGATAACGATCTGCTATCTGTACATACAAGTCATCCGCGATCATTTCACAACTTTTCCAGTCTAGTTCTAAAACGGTATTCGAACCGTTATACAACGACTCGAGCCATCGCTTGAATTGGATGAACTCGATGTCCCGGTCATTGTGGAACACATCGATTGACACCCGGAAATGAAATATATGGCGATGAGGATTAGCAAGGAACGAAACATCATATTCTCCTGCTGTATTTAACCGGGGATCTGTCGCGGCCGCTGGATAGCAATGGATGCCTTCCTTGCGGAATGTAACCCAAATTTTACGTTCTGCGGCATCCATAATGCGTGTTACGGTTTCTCTTTGTTCCTGTATCATAGTGCGCTCCTCATCTCACGGAGCCACTCATCCACACGAGTCTCGGCTTCGGCCTGGCTCATGGCCGGCACAGTGATACGGTATGGTGTGCCAGGTCTGTGACGGATGTCATAGCGTATGGTTCCGTTAAGGATCATGTCGTTTTCGTCACGCAACACTGTGAACTCTTGCAAGTTCTGAGCACGATAAATGGCTCGTTCTGCTAGTACTCTAACATCATTCATTTTAACACCTCATCTTGTGTATATTTAGACCAGTCGGTGAACTGACTGCGTTTTTGTAAATCATGTAGGCTGTGACACCACACTCCGGCATTGGTAGCACGAAAGTCTCGGTCATCCAGTTTGAGTGTAGCATTGTAGCCAAACTGACGGATATAAGGTAGTTTAACACTGATCATAGGAATAAAGTTATGGAACTCTACCAACGAGGATTCTAGTAGTCCTTCCGCTTGTGCATGATCTAGATCAAGGGTGCAATAGTTGGGGCGTTGTTCTAAACAAGGCTGAATCATTGTTTCCCAATGACGCCAGCCAAAATTATCGTTAATGTCTAATGGTGGAAAACTTTGGTTGGCCCCAAAGTAGATATGCTCACAATTGTTGTTGTCAAACTCTTGCAGAACAATCTGCGGATCCTGCCGACCCACCACAAACAAGGTGCGTAGGCCAAATGCAGGTGTGTGTTCTACTTCGTTTCCAACAAAGAAACTTACTGCTTCATGTCCGTCTCGGTTCATTATGCTTGATCATGTTCGAGTTGATCTAATCGGGCCAGTTGGTCCGGGCTAAAGTCTTCTTCTAATTGTACACTATCTTCGTCTGCATCGTCAACAGTTTTGAACAAAGCATTGAACTGGCTGTGTGCGTTTTTGGCCTTCTTGCCTTTGAATCCACGTGTGCCCACAATGTCCATCCAATAACGGTCATAGTGCTCGATAATGGCTTCGGCTTCGGCACGGTCTGGTGTGGCAAATATGGCATCCACAATGTCCTTGAATCGAGCATGGTCACCATTTTGATTCCACATCATGGCCGGCCATGAACCCGAATCATATTCACGATTGGCACGTTGCACTGCTTCAATATGCATCCAAACATTGTGACCCATTAATAGAGCATAGCTGAAACTATCCCACGACGTCTTGCCTTCCTTGCCAATCTTGTTGAGATCGCCGGGCTTGTAGATACAGACATCTTTCATCTGTAGTTGCTGGCTGATTGGGCTTTCATCAAAGTGATTGATCAAGCCATCAGCAATCACAGCAGGTCCAAACTGGCGTGTATCCGTGGCATACTTTTTGTCATCCACAATAGGGCTCATCCTGTAGCACCATTTGTCATTGTGTGGTAAATCAATGTGATGATATACTTGACCGTTGGCAGTTGCTAAAAACGGACTGGCACAGTCAAAGCTGATGGTAAAACTTGGATTCACATACTTACGCACAGCACGTTGGATATCTGTGAGCAATACTGCCCACTCTAACTTACTTGTGCCCAAGAAGTGCATCCAATCATGAACACCTTCTTGCAATAGATTATCATGACGCAAGGCCACCAGTCGCTTCAACACTAGATGCACATCACACATGTTCTGACCGCCCATACTCCAGCCATCAAAGTGAGTGTCAGGATATACTTTGGGATCACAATAGTGCTTCATGATGTCATACCACCGATCTGCATCAGCATGATTGGCACCCTGCAACACATTCAAGAACTTGGCACCGCCATTCTTGACACCTTTACGGTGTCGCATGAAGTAGTCGTTATTGAACTTGGTGGCATCTACAGCTTCTTCTAGTGTGGTGATCTGACAGGCCGCTGATGCTTTTTTGTCGTGTATGACCCAGGTCGGAATATCAAGAATCATACCATAGTCAGCAATACTATCCAACCAGGTCAACACTGCCGCACGCTTCTTTTGTGCTTTGGGACAACCTGAGTTGGCCTTCCAGTCGCCTTCCCACAAGCCTTTGGCTATTTGGAATCCACCCGAGTCACCTAACATTAGTGTACCAGGTTCACGATTGCGAACCATGTCCTCTGACCAATCCTGTTTGTTCAAATCCAAGTTGGCGTGTCCACCTGAATATAAACTCCACTTGTAAGGAAACAGACCTTTAGAACTGTTGAGCCAGTTCATCTGTTCCATGTCCGGAATACCCGCAGGCATCCTGGCCGGATCTACATAAGGACCTGCCGCAGGATCACGTTGCTTGCCTACGAATGTGGCATAGAATCCTGAAATGGCCGGCAAGAACACAGCATACTGGCTACGTCCATCTGGGCCAAGTTGCTTGGCAGTTAGATTGTCTTGGATCACTTGCTTTGTGCTGGAAGAATATAGTTATAAACAGCAAGTCCAGAATCCACAGTGATCATTGCAGCACCATCATCACTGATCTTGAATGTCTTGTCACCGGTTAGATCAAGAATACTGATTACTGTTTTGATGGGCCAAGACCATGCACGTTTGAGTGTGCCGGTCACACCTGGATGAAACACAAAGTTTCCTGCATGGGTGCTATGGTCACCAAAGAAAAACTTTAAATCGCCGTTTTCAGTCTTGGCCTGGAAGTTGACTTCTTCAGCATTGGCCTGTGCCTGCATTTTAAGGCGTTGGATTGCGGCCACAGTAGGAGTAAACTCAATGTGCCAGTTCACACCTTTGAACTTGACAGTTTTTAACTTTTCATTCACAATTTCACTGGCCATGAATCTGTAGTTGTTTTTAAAGTCTCCGGTGGCATTCACAAAGTTGATGCCGTCGGGTGCACCAGTGTCTTTCCTTGTTAAACTTAATTGAGCATTTTCTCGATACTCTTGCAAGTTCAAAAGAATCTTTAACTTGCTCAAGTTTGGCATGCCAAAGTTTCCAATAAAATCTGCATGTGGTCCTGCAAATGTGCCTTCCACTACCACACTACGATCTTCTGCTAGTCCATTGATCACTGTGCTTTTGTCGTCGCCAGTGATTTTGACCAAGTCGATTACGCCCAGGTCATGTGTGTGTTCTACTAAGTCTAATAAGTGATCTCTCATTGATAATTCTCCTTGTGTTTGATTATACGGGATTTATTTAGATTCTGCAACGGGTTTGGGTATTATTTTTGCCAAAGCCTGTCCGCCACGCAGGCTATGCTGTTCACCGGGCTTGCGCAGTTCCAACCAGGTGCTAGGACCTTGGTCAGTCCAACTGAAGGCTATTTCATAGCCCAGAGTCTGGGCCAGTTCGCGCACCAGATAACCGGGGGTATAACAACAATAGTGTTGTTCTACCAACATGACTGCCTTGGCACGATCACAATCATTGAATGTCATGACCAACATGCCACCGGGTCTCAGTTTTTGATATATTTCTGTGAGATACTGTCGTAGTACTTCAAAAGGTCTGAAGTTAAAAAAGTTGTAGGCAAATACCAGTCCAAACTGACTTTTAGGCAACTGTCCTAATATGGCCTCGCCCGATCGTTCCTGGATGGTATAGGGTCGCAGGCGTTGCTGATACTGTTCGTTGAACTGAGTCATGGCCGGTTGCAGGAGATCATGGCTTTCATCCACCAAGTACAACGGATCTGAAGCCAACAGGTCATTGATAAATGTTTCTCGTCCGGGACGTATGATCATGGCAGCATGGTGCCAACTATTGTAGCGTGTCAGGCGAGTGCGATAGAACTGTTCAGTGTTGGCAGAAATTTCAGGACGGCGATCCAAGATGTATTCAGCGGTTTCATGCAACATCTCTTGCTCGTAGAGCCTGTAGCTTTCAGCAAACCAGGGCTTTTCGGTGACGGTAATCAGCTCACGCAAGGTCTGTTTTAATGCGTCCAGATCAGACTGATATTGTCTCAAGGAGTCGGCTACCTCAGTTTGCCTCCGGGCCAGCACAGCGCTGAACTGTTCCAATTGTATAGCAGAGGTTGATACCACATGCGTGATCTTGGACAAATTTTGATCAGTTTGCTGTGCTGTGTTGACCGCAGACATTACATCCAGCTGGTTCATGTAGTTTACGAGTTCACTGAGCTTCATATCACCACTCAAACAAAGTTTGGAAAGTGTTTTCTGTATTGGTGGCCGACACCAGGTCCCAGTCCAACACACCTAGTAGATTATCCAATTTCTGATCCACTACTGTGGCTTCCATTTCGCTGTCGTCAAATGGTAGTTCTTTGAACCAAGTTGGCAAATGAATCTCATCGGTGGGATACCCTATGCTGGTCCAGCCCAGGGGATTGGATTTCAACTTGCACACAATGGTCTTCATGCCATCAACAATCTGCATTGAATACTTGTCCGAGTTCATTCTGCGTAAGTTATTCCAATTGATAGCCGCACGCACATGGCCTGGCATGTTGGCTTTGCCCAGGCGTTCCTCTTCCTTGGCATACTTGGTCAAGTTATTCACACGCTTGGGACTGCCCTTCTCCCAACCTGGACGTTCTTTGAACTTGTATTTGAACTCGCGAATCTTTTCAATGATCTGCTCACGACCGGTGCCAACCAGAACCTCGTCGAGAATTTCGCTTAAAAACTCCTGGATGACCTTAGGAGTGTCACTGCGTTTGAGATCAAGCCCCATGGCTTTTACTTTGCCAGGACTACCGTGGGTATCCACACGCTTATTTTCTTTGTCGTAATACATAACAGCATAACGTTTTTTAGTAATAAACAAGCCTTTGCTTGCAACAATTTCGCGTCCACCTCGTATTACATCGCCCATTTCACGCGGCACATGGAATGCCTGTTCCATAAATCCAGGAAAGCTATCGTTGACTTGATCGGCAATTGAATTGTACAGTTGTACAGCAATCTCACGACTCCAGGTCATGTTGCCGGCTTCAATTTCTTTTTGTAACACAGGATAAGCAGTAAAGTAACAGGAGTCTGTATCACCATAGATGATACTTTCGCCTACGTGGTCATACTTGCCAGTGATACATTCGTTTACATACGCATCCATATGTTTAGCAATTGCACGTCCAGTAAGAGTTGTAGACTGGCCAATACGCTTGTCAAAGAATCTGCAACCAGGATTAAGAATAGCACCATACAGACTGTTGAGGTTAATCTTTTTAACAAGTTGACGCTTGTCCCAATACTCCTCATCTTCTGCATTTTTACATTCTTTTAGTTTGGCCTGCATTTCTTTACGCTCGGCATACCAGCGTTTTAGCAAGCCAGGAATAACTGCTTCTTTCTCATAGGTAAAGATAGTGCCATTGGCTGTGATCATCCAGGGACGGTTGCTATCAAAAATTATTTTCCATACATCAGCGGCACTGTGTACACTTTCTTCGCCATCTTTCCAATCAATGGTAATTTCTGTGCCGACTTCGGTATTCATAACAGCCGTGTATTCTAAACTACCAAACAGACCCTCCCATGCGCCAGCAAAACTCGAGCCACTGCGCATTTTATCACCGATATATCGTTCGGTCATTACAGGACGCAACTGCCCAATGATGGTTTCTGGTCCCATGTTGAGCGCACGAATAGCACTGGGATACAAACTGTTGATGTCTATGCTTCCTACATACTCGTGGATGCCTTTCTTTGGAAATGCAACATAAGCCCCAGCGGCCTGCGTGTCTTCATCACTGTAACGTTCCTTGCGATTGGGCACAACCATGCCACGCTCGTGTGCTTCGTTGATAATGGCCTGTTCTGTCACAGCTACAGCACCCATTGTGGTTTGTAGTAGCACAGTATTTTCATGTGCCAGTGTATTGGCAAGATCCAAGAACTTTAATTTCTTGTCCAGCTTGCTGAGAATCATTGTGTCTTGACGATTGTATTCAATGAACTTTTTGAAGTTTTGATTGTACAGTTGATCCAGTGTGCCTTCAAACACTGTCTTGGTTTCTTGCAGTTCATATTCAGCAATAGCATCCAGGCTATAACTGTGACGTTCTTCATATGTGTACTTGCGATACAGTTGCATATAGTCCATATGCACACGACCAATCAAGTCATAGGTTTCATTCTCTGCACCAAAGCGTTCAAACACACGCTTCTTGGGATATTGATTCCATAAACAAAATCTACGTGTGTCATCTTTGCTGAGGACACGGGTAACACGATTTACTGTGTAGGGTATATCATATCCCTCACTGTTCCAACCTGAAAGTGCATCTGCGTCTTCAATAAGATCCAGGAAGGTTTTTAACATTTCTTCTTCTTGATCAAACACAATGCAGTTTTCAAACTCGCTGGCAATCTCATCCGCGGTAGTACGACTCATGTGCCGGGGAGGAACCACCAAGGTGACCATTTGCTCTAGCCATTGCAGATAAACTGAAATAGCAGTGATAGCATTGAATGGATCTGTTGTTGGGCTAAATCCACGTTCGGGATCAAAGTCCACCTCAATGTCAAAGAACGCTACGTTTAATTTTGGACCGTCCTGGCCTTTGTAGTTTTCTTCCAGGCAACGAAAGATTGGATTGATATCCGATTCATACAGTTGTTTGCCTGACTGTATGCGGATCTCTTTGCGGAACTCTTTGTTATTTCTTGTGCTGAACCTTGACACGGGTGTGCCAAACAGGCTTTGGAATTTACCACGAGGATCATCATAGTAGAATGTGTAGTTGGGTGCGTACTCCTGATAGCATCTTTTGCCATCTCGGCGTTCAACCACATGTATGCGATCGTGTTCACGATCAAATAGTGCGTCAATATAACTCAACTCTTTCTCCAGTTATGGCTGGTTTGCCATGATTCATGTTCGTAACGTGAACGACTCGCTGTTAATAGTAACAGTACTTATAGTGTCTTGCCCACGGTGGTCAAGATTTGTTCCAACAACTCATGATCCTGTTGCTCTCTACCAAACTCGCTCTTGTGTGCCAGCTTGATGGCCTTCTTGAGAATGTTGGGTTTGATATCCAGCTCTTCAGCAATGGCTTTCACTGTGTCATTGAGTCCACCTGTGAGGGTTTCAATCTCGTGCATAACCTGCATGCCTTCGTTGATTACTTGATTGAGTTTTTTGGTTTGATCTGCATTAAAGTTACGGCTGTTTGACATGTTATTTCTCCTTGAACTAGTATTATACAGTGTTTTTGATCAAAGTCAATATGCGATCAGCCCATTTTTGGTGACATTGTTCAGAATGATGCATGCTATCCGTGGCCGCCGAATCAAAATGCCAGGTTCGCCCAGGCTCTTTTTCGTCTAGGTGTACTTTGATTTCTTGATCTAATAGGTGTTGTGCTGGTCCGGCCACGTTGCTGTCTAGGCTCTCTAGACAAATGTTGATCAAGTGAGGGCAACAACGCCGGTTCAAATCGATCACTGCCTGTTGCCATTCAGAGATAAAACTTTCAGGACACAGTCGTAATCTTTGGGCAAAATCCTCATCCATAGCATTGACATTGTAGAAATGCGGCTGTTGATTGATCATTTTCATACTACGATAAGGATTGGGCCACTGTACTACTACCAGATCGGGTTGAGTTGAGATCTGTGCTAGATAATCTATCAATGTATCTGCTACATATCGAGCGCAGGCACCGCCGCGAGCTAGATTTACAAGATTCAAGTCGAGTTGGCGACTCAGCACATTGGCCCAGCTACGATTGATATCTATACCTATTCCTGCGGTGTGACTGCAACCGGCCACTAGTATGTGTGAACTTGATGTCATGCACGTAATTAGCTCACTTTAAGGGTCACGGTAGCGAATCGTTAACCTAGCCCAGCAGCCGGGCGCCCTCGCAACTAGTGCGGTCCTAAGGGTGTTCTATACTGGTGAGTAAGGATTGAGTTTGCGATCTTCGTCACCACGTTGTTCTGGATATACTGGATACTGGTTCATTCTGTATCAGTGCCTCGATAAAACCAAGAGTCGTCACCACCGGCAGACCATTTGGCCCGATTTTCCACACAGTATACTTCGGTGGGTATTTTAAAGTCAGGAGTTTTGAGTTGAGCAGGCACTAGACTCACATCGTACCACAAGCATCGATTGTTGGGTTGACAGGCAAACTGCCCATTGTCCAGGCGAATAAAATTGTAGCTCTTGTGTTCCTGCACACCTTCTGCAAATGAAACATCTAGTCTGTTGTGATCGGGTGCTGCAAAGTCTATGGTGAACAGGTACTGCCCAAAATGAAATGCCTTGTCCTTGCCAAAGTACTTGACCTTGAGCCCACGCAGATTTGATTTTTCCAACACAGCAATGTCGTAGCCTAAGCAGTCCCAGATCTGTAGGTGATCTAGCTCAAGATCTTGATCAGGGTCAACAGGCTTCCACACATAGGCACTGATAGGTAACTTGTCGTAGAGTGCACCGTATTCGGTTAGCATGCATTCAATTCGGAACGCCTGACCTTTAATGGCTTTGGCAGTGACCCAGTAGCAGGGCTCTAATTCGCCGTGACCGCGTTCATGATTATAAAGGAATTCTCGACGCACAAAACATTTGACAGGAGGTACGTTGGCTATCAGAAAGCTCATGCGTTTACTTACCGTCTACGTGCAGTTGGCTACCTGTATTGAAACTGGGACTGAACGGACTCTGTGCAACTTTTCCGCCTCGGCTTTGGCTCCAGGCATAGCCAGCACGATGACCTGAACAGTCCTTGGTGCATTGGCTGCCTAGGAACTGTAATTCATCAAGATGTTGTTTGGTCCACTTGTCGGGGATAGTTCCATGTTTCCCCACAAACAAATCATGTAATTTTTTTGGTGTGATTTTGTATTTGCGTGCTATGCTCTGCATCATGTGATCTATGGCATCATATCCTGTGGGTTTTTTTAAAACTTTTTCCAGGTCTTCAACACTGCTTTCTATAACAAAATCAGCGGCTCTCATCTTAAGCCCACTAGTTGTTTGAGTTTGGCCAAGGCCTCATGGAAACTTTCTGCCACAATAGTTACCCATTCTTGAGTCTCAGGATGCTTGAATTGATAGTTTTTCATTTTTTTCCTTTGTTGCCCCAGTTGGCGGCACCTTTTTTACGACACTGAACAAGGGCACCCGATGCATAAGCCGAAGGCCACACCTTGTAACGACTTTTTACTTTGCTGTAGCAGGCGTCCTGTTTTTCATCAAGGTCATCTTCTTTTACTCGAGTTGCCACGTTTTTTGCCGCACCGCGACGCTCAGGATCAGGATCTTCTCTACGCTTTTTGGCCGCGGCACTGGCACGACCCTTCTTGCCCAGGGCCTGTGCTTTGGCCTGTGGCAAACACTTGGGTTTACCTTCTGAGCTAGATCCTCGAGCACAGTCGCCGCGGATTTTGCCGTCGGGACCAAATCTTACCCACTTTTCTCGGAACCATTTTTTCAAATCTTCGGCTAGTTCTTTTTCTTTGGCAACTAGAGCAGTGTCAACAGCCTGTGGTTCGGGAGCACTGAGTTTGCCCATGACAATCATTTGCTCAATGCGTTTGGCCAACATCTTGGCTTGCTCGCCTTCATCATCCTTGAGTGCCTGACGAAATTGATCCAGCACGGGTTTGACCTGTTCATAGGTTTTACGATTCATAGTCACGCCTTTGCGTTCCAGGGCATCTATGATTTGACTTCCTTGATATTTTTTTAGTTTGTTGAGTATGGTATAGTAGGTTCCTACTGCGAATGCGCCGCCGGCTATGATAACTAGACCCAGTAACTCTCTGGCCGTGTTGTCCAAGAATGGATCCACGGCTTCTTCCAGAGATTTGGTAGCAGGCTTGATACGATCTGTAGGCAGGGCATGTGTCCGCCAATATTCTTCAGCACCAGCAGGTGTGGGTGCCAGCTTTTCTTGACGTCGGGCCCGGGCCACTTGTTTGCCTTGCTTCAGCAGGGCCAACTGGCGATCTATTTCTGCACGTTGTGCCAGTAACCTAGGTAGCTCACTGGGCTGGTAATGTATACCATACATTTTACTGGCCTGCTTGATGGCCTGTTCATAGTCCAGACTGATGCCTTCATGGCTGGCATCTCGCATGGCCATGGCAGCTGCTTTGAACAGCAGATCCCGGCCAGTGATTTCTGGACCCGTTTTTACTTCCGCCACAGGCACACAGTTGGGCACCTGTCGGTCACCTTTTTTCTTCATGCCCTGTTGTTGATACCCGGTCCAGCAACGTTCGTATATTTCTTGGAATCTCATGCGTCCACACCCAGGATCTGTTTGACTTGTTGCACCCAACCCGACACATCACTGGAGCCAATCTCGTCGGTGTCACCCACATTGTAGGCAACTTCTTCAATGGCCTGCACTACCTTGTCAAGACCAAACTCAACAATGAGATCAGTGTGTGCTACCAACATTCTACGCATGATGGCCATTTCCACAGCTTCACCGCCGTCACTGTCTTCACGCACCATGCGTTGTTGCATGGTAATCCAACCCTCGGCTTCGGCCTGGCTTTCTAATTTTCGTATTTCTGCTTTAATGATCTGTTTGTTGGCTGAATTTGAATCAGCACTTATCATGCGCAACAGATAATCTCTGCGATCTAAGAAATCATTCTTGGTTACTATTTCCTTAGCTTCGTTGAGATCAGACTCAATCTTGGTTATGAGTCGGTCAGCGGCCAGACGGAAGTTCTTCATGCTTGGTGTTCCTATCCGTGCCTGCTCAATGGCTGCTTCTTCACTGTCACCACCACGTGTGATTGACACCGAGCGAGTTTTAGGATTAAAGAAAACTGTGTAGCCTTGTATCACACTCTTGAGTGGTATAGTGGTTCCGGGCATGCCAAACTCTTCTTTTATTCTACCTTCAAAGTTGTCTGTGGGCCTTTGTACAATTGATCCAGATTGACCTGCTGACTTTACTGTCGCTTGTGCTCCAGTGGCTGGCTGTTGTGCTCCGGTGGCGTTTTTCTTGCTAAGAGCATTGATAACACTGTCTGCGCCGTGTCCTGGCAGACCAGCCTTGTTTTGAAGAATCTTAAAGACCGCTTGTTTATTACTGGCATTGCCCAGAGCTGATGCCAAATCATTTTGATTTTGAATTTTGCCAGACTGAATCTGTTGTATGATTGTTGTGGGATTGGCTAGGTTAGGGCCGCCGGATGCTGATTGTGCTTGAGCAGCACCGGCTCCGCCTAAGGCCATTGCTCCAGCAAGTGCAGCACCAGCTAGAGTTGACTTCAATCCTTCAGTCATGTCCGAATGCAGTTGAAAATCATAGTCCACACGGTCCACAGCCTGTCCACGTTTGTTGTAGTAATCGGCCACATCAACTTCGTCGCTGGTCACACGTATGCGTTTTTTAGTGCCATCTTTGAAATACACTGTGTGTACATAATACTCGCCTGGTTTTAAGCTTTCTGACATGCTTTGCGATAATTTTTGTTTGAGTGATTGAATCTTTTGCTGATACATTTTGCATTTTGCATCATCACCGGCACGATTTGCAGCCAGAGCCAGTGCTTCCAACTTTGACATTTTCTTTTTCAGCTCATCAGTGCCTTCCGTCATGGAGTCATCTTCAAAGGGCAAAAACCAGAACCAGTTTTGGAATCCACCCGGGTTGGTGTCATATTCCATGTGGGCACGATTCCTGGCTGTAGCCATCATCCTCTTGAACTCGCCTTCGGCACCATGCAGTTCAGCATAGTTTTCCAACTCGTCATACAGTTGGCCAGCAAGGAAACTGTCCCTGTGGCGTTCGATCTTGGGAGCCAAGCGGCGATATATTTCAGCCATGCCTGCTCGAACATTTTCTACTGTTTCATTTACTCCGGGCTTGTCCGACTTGGCCACAATGGCCGCGGCCTCTCTGCGGCTGTCAGCATCCATACGCGGATCACTGAGTATGGCCTTGGCTGTGTCTAGTCTGTGTTTCACAGTGGCCGGATCTTGAGGATACTCTGGCACTCGGGCACGATCTAGTTCCACAGCTTCCATGTACTGTCTCATGAACTGATAGTAAGCACGCCCAATAGGCAAGCGATGACGCTTGATTATCATGCCAATCTGCCCCAGCAGGCGAGATTTGCTGTTTGCACCCAAAGCAGAATCTCTGCTAATGGCCTGTATGGCTGCTCGCACTGCATCTACATCATTTTCAGCATCAATGGCCAGATAACGATGTATGAGTTCTTGTGGCTGACCTTCTCGCATGAGATCTTGCCAGTGTTGCTTAGGACCAATGCCACCCCCGTGTTCTTTTATCTTGGACTCGGCTGCTTTTCTCTCACCATCGTTGTCTGCTTTTCTCTCACCATCGTTGTCTGCTTTTCTTCCATCAAGTGCTGCTTTTCTCATACTTGCTGGAGGTGGTTTAATGGTATCAAGTGGTCGCTCACTGGAAAAACCTTTAGTGAGTTGTCGTGCCATAGATCCCATGGCTGATTTGGTCGGAATTGGTTTGGATTCAGGTTCTGCCACTTGTTTAACAGGTTCTGCTGATACTGGGGCACCCACATCAATTATGCCGCCCTGGGCTACGTCAGCAGAGACTTGTGGCACAGTTGTTTTAGTTTTAGTGGCGGCCTTTTTGGTGCCAGTCATTTGACCAATGGCCTGTTGCAGTCGATCATTGGTGGCCTGTACCTGTGCCAGGCGTTGTTCTAGGCTGTTGTTTTCTTGATCAAGTCCGTCAATTTCGCCACCCTGTTGTTTGTCCAGATCAACCAGTTGTTTAAGCAGGGCATCTTGTTTTTCATTGGCACCACGTATGGCTGCCAGTTGTTGTCGACTGCGTTCTGCACTGTCTATTTCTGCACTAGCCACAGCTTCAATGTCGCTACGCACAGCAGGATATCGCGCACGGAGTTTTTGAAGTTCCCTAGCAACCTTGACGTCACCGGCTTCTAGATCGTCGCTGTTAGACTTTTTTTTTTCTTGCAACGGCAGTTCGCCCTGTGTGGGTATGCCAGGTAAGGATGGTTGTACTTGTTGTGTGGTCCAACCCAGTTGTTTGAGGATTTTTTTAGTTTCGTCACCACTGGGTAGCACACGATAGATGAAATAATTTTTGGCTTGGTCGCTTTCCAGGCCATCATAATAGTCACTGATAAGATCCAGTCCCTTTTGATCCAGTTTGAAATTTTCTTCGGGTCGAATGAATTCCAAACTCACAATGGGAATGTTGCCCATGTTGGCTTTGACCAGGCGCTGGAAATTGGCCACACCCAGAGCACGAGGATTTACTGTTTGTTGTTCTTCGTCCATGGGCTCGGGTTCGCCTTTGATAAAGGCCCGGAGACCAGCACCCACATTGGCCAAGGGACCTTTCTTGGATCGTTGTGCCAGTTGTGCCATTTTTTGTCGAGGATCTTGAACATCACCGACACCTTTTGGCTCAGGTTTGACATAGGCAAATGGATCCTGCTTGCTGGGAACTTGTTGTTCTTGAGTTTGAGTTTTACGATCTAAAATAATGTCCAGGCGTTTTTGAACCAGTTCTTCGTATTCTTTTTCCAGCTTGGAAACTTGCGCAGGATCAAGTCGTCTACTGCGTAGTTGTGTGCGTATGTCCATGGCTCTTTGACTCAAGGGCTCAATGAGATGAGCAATGGCATCATCTACAGCACCTTCGTGCAATTTTTTCTCATATCGTGAGTTAAACAAATCTATACTTAACATTATTCTTCTTCCAGGTAATCTTGTGATTCATCTTGCTTCTTTTTTCTAGCAACAAACATTTCAATGGCCATTTCGGCCTGGTCCAAGTTTCGAAAACGTGAAGGCATGCAACGGCCTCCACTGCGAATTTCAAAGCCATCGCGTTCATTGCCATGCATTTCGTAAACACCGTATTCATTCATGACAGTCTTGACTGCGGCAGACTCCGTCTGAGGCTCTGGAGCATCATAGGGACTTTCTCCACGCTGGTAAGCAAGATCGCTAGGCAAATCTTGTTGTTCATCATCGTCGGGGTCTGTAGCCGCTGGTCGGTCCTTGGCTTTTAGACCGCGATCCTTCTTGTCGCGGCTTTTGAGATCTGTATCTTCTTGTTTCTTTTCTTTGATGTCAGAATCTTTGATCTGTTCTTCGGCCTGTTTGATAAAGTCTTTGAATGATCGTTGCACTTTGGCCAACACATCTTCGGCCATGTCTGCTTCCAGCATGGCCGCTTCATGTTCTACACTTTCGTCACTGCCGACCATGTAGCCCGACATGGGATTTTTGGCATTAGGATCGCCGCCAAGTATTTTTTGTGTTTTAGGTTTGAACAAGGCTGGCATCTGTGGCACTGACCGTTGTTGTGGATTGAGACCTTTCTTTACACCAGTGGGAGTGATGCGGCCTTCAAGGATGGCCAGTTTTTCCACGATGGTGTAGATGTCGTTATGGTCTTGTGCCACGGTTCATGCCCTTGTGTCTTTCAAATAACTGCGTAGTTGCCATGCATATTTGCCGTGTGAGCTTTGGCGTTCTGCGGCAAAATTTGCAACATCTTCACGACCGTCGGCAGCGGCAGCATCAAATACTTGCTTGCTCATGTCAATCATGGTCTGTGTATCTGCGAGTAATTCTTCTAACATTAATCGGGCACGAGGGACCTTGGTCTGTCCCTGTATCATGCTAAGTTCCTGATAGCGTTCAAAGCTGCCAGGTGCATATTCTTCTGTGGTACGGATGTATTCAGCAATGGGATCTACGGCATCAAATGCATCTTCGTAGATCTTTGAAAGAAATTTGTGTAACTCACCAAAATCTGGACCTTCCACATTCCAATGGAACATGTGTGCTTTTAGGTAATAAGCAAATGTTGATGCCAAATAGGTTTTTAATAAATCAGCGAGCACGTGACTTCTTTCCTTTTTTCATATAGGCGGGAGTATTCGGATACGGATCCGCACTGTTAGAGTATTTACCAGAAAAGAACGATCCGCTGTTTCTTGTTATCATCCCGCCCAGGGGCATGGCAACAGGTGCTATGCTACCTGCAGTGGTGCTGGCAACGCTGGCGTTTTCTGCTATAAACTCACTGGCTCTCATCTTGTATCCTTAACAACACATTGTTTTTTACGCTTCCTGGACCCAGATCCACACGCACATTGCTGACCGTGAGTTGCGCCAAGCAAGGCTGTACCAGTTCCCAACGCAACCGGTATTTGCCAGGTTCTGCTTCGATCTGCAACATTTCTTCCAGATAGCTATCAGTCCAGCGCCAGGTACGTTCAGCAAACAGTTCATCGTTGACATACACGCGATAGGAGGGCATGAGTCCTTCCCAATCACAGTCCACATCAGCCAACACACGCACAAACTTTTTGCTCATGCTGTATTTAGCGATGTATTATTTTACTTCTTTTACACTGCCTATGTGCCAGTCCTCAACTCCATACTGACTTCGCATGAGTCTACGGGCATCGTTCATGTTGGGGGCCGTGACTGTCACTTCTATGTAGCCGGTGTAGTTGGGTTGTTGGATACGCACAGGTGCGGTCCACAGTTTGTATTTGGGATATATTTCTTGAGCTTTCATTGGCCTGTCCATCGAGCCACCATTGTGGTGTCTGGTCTAGTATATATGCCCGTTCCGGGTCTGCTGCTTCGCATGCTGCGGCGGCCAGCACGCACAGGAAATGTGTAGTGCGTGTAGTTTTCATCCTGTAACACAATGTTGTCCCCAGGTCTGGGTCGATAGTCTGATGTGCGATCCATAGCAGACCCTACTACTTCTACTCCTGGTATGCTGTTCAACATGAGCCACATTTTTTGACCGTAGCCGGTTTGTAGTTGGCCAGCTTCTACTGGTAGTCTAAGTATGCTGAGTGCTATGCCGTAAAGAGCCTTGGCAATGCCACGGCCACGGTGTTGAGGATCCACTGCTAGATTTTCTACACTCCATGTTTTCATTGGACCACGGGTGTCTGCTAGATCCAGTTCGCCCACTATCTTATCCTGGTCAAATATCATGATCTCTAGAAATTCTGTATCTTTTTGGTTGATGCCATAGGTCAAGCCGGATCCGCCAGGCAGTTCTTTGCGGGCTACGTCTGGCACACGTTCCGTGTCAATGGTGCCGGCTGTGCCGTAATCACCTTGTGGTATGCGGGCTATTTCTGTTACAGCACTCTCATTGGTTCTGTGATATTCTGACGCTTGGCCATTGGGATCCACGTGCCAGGCATAAAATTTGCTGTAGGGATAATCCTGCTTCAAACTCAAGAAAGCATTCAAGTTGGGCACTGAATCATCATACATGATCAGCTTGTCAAAATGCTCTTTGCCCAACAGGTGTTTAAGAATGATTTTTTTCTTTTCTTCTGTGGCTGCTTTGATGGCCATGTTGCCGGCACGATACACATGTACCTGATCCATGTCTATGCCAAAGCGTCGGAATGTGTCCAGGAACACATCACGATCATTGAAGTCCGATCTAGCAGTAAGCATGATCACTCTGTTGCCAGTGGCTATGTCTTGTTTTAACTGTCGGATCATGCCAGGTATGGGCTTGGCCTTGGTAAAAAACTCTCTAGCATCCTTGAATGCTCCAAAGTCAAATGTTTCACCGGGGCCCAGTTTATAGTGCGTAAAGTCGTGGCTGTTCAATTGTTTAATGATTTTGCCATCCTGAACCACATTGACTCTAGTATCGGTGTTGACCAAAGTGTCGTCAATGTCGAATATGACCAGTTTTCCGGATCCTAGTTCTTGTGCTCTCATTTTTGATCCAATTCCTGAAACAGTTTTACCAGATGTTTGGCTTGGGTGCCAAATACCAATTTCATTTGTGATCCTGTGTAAAGATAAGCTGCTGCTTCTTCGTCTACATGATTCACATAGTCCAGTTTCTTGATCAGCGTTTGCGTTATAGCTTTGAATGCAGGATCATTTTTGTGTGCTTGGATCAAGGCATCGGCTTGGCTCTTGAATGTGCTGTCTAAATAATACCTAGCATGGAACATTTCGTGTCTCAAGGTGGCTGAGTCCGTGCCTCCTACACCGATTACACAATATTTTTTTAGTCCTTTGGAGGCCCGGTTGACTGCATCCACCATGACCTGTTCAGCACTGGTCAAGCCACCTGCAGAACGTTTCCAGGCCCGGAATGCATGATCTGGAATGTTGAATCCGTCCCAGAATTTGAAATAGTCCACATTGCCTGCACGATCCATCCAGTTGTCCAAGAAATCTACCAAACTAACCGAACGATCGCTACCGCCATAGTGTTTGCCATCGTAGTATTCGGTCACACGGAAGAAACTGCGGGCCACATCGGGCACAGTTTTGTACTTTAATAATATGCAACCATCAAAGGGCTCGCTGACTTGGACGTCACTGTTTTTGAAGTCCAGATCTTGTTTGTGGTCAAAATAGTTGTCCAGGGTCTTTTTAGTCCAACGCTCGATTAGGAATTCTGTGGCTCTCATTTTTTTACAGATTCAAAATTTTTGTAATTTGATGAACGACGTATCTCACTGGGTTGTGTGCCAGGAAGAGTAGACTTAGCCTGTGGTGCTTGTGGTTGTTGTTGAATGCTAAGTGCAGCCGCATCTTCTGCTTTTGCCTTGAGCATATTTAGAGTTCTGCGATCCATAATACGACCATCTTCTTTGGCACGGCGAACTAACTCATTATAATAGCGTTGAGTCAAATTGGCTTTAGTTTGAATTTGCTGTATTTCAGCTGGAGTTAACTTCTTATTAAAAACGTCAGTGTCGTCTTGGGCAGTGCCGCCACCCAGGGCCATTCCAGCACCCAACACACCGGCTGCAACATTTTGCTTCCAACCTTCATCCATTTCAGATTCATTCTTTTTGCCCGACTTCATGTTGGCACACCAATGATACATCCGGGCTTTTTCCCCACTTGCACGTTTGGCACGGGCTCGTAGATCAGTCACACTTCCGTTGCAACTGGCTCCACTACGTTTTACACGTCCTGGGCGACTTTTACCTTTGACTCGACCGTCGGCAAAGTTTTCTTTAACAGTGTCTAAAAATGCTACTTCGTCTGGAATACCAAGTTTTTTAATGCTCCAAAGTATTTGATTGTATTTGCCATCATATAACATAGTTCCTGGGCCTTGACGATTTAATCCCAATTCAGCAGCCTTATACATACTGGGTTTGAGATGTTCACCAGCTTCAGCAGGCCAACCACCCTTGGCAACATTGTATAGTGTGACTAAACTAAATCCCTCAGCATCGGGTTCCCAGCCATTGGGACCATGCGGATCTACTACAAATATAGCACCACGTTTGATGAGTTCAGGAACATTTAATGGGCGCCTTGGCAAATTATAAGTTGCTGGATTGGCATTATATTTGCCTTCCGACATACCTTGTTGATCCTTGATCCCAACATAAGCTCGGATTGTAGGAATGCCCAACTCTTTCGCCGCTACAGCTCTATGGTATCCATCTAATATATAACCGTCGCCCATCACAATAGGAGGCGCTTTGGAAAAATCCATCTGCTTATAACGTTCTACCTTGGCTGGATCCAATCCAGCCAACTCTGTTTTAAGTGTGTTGGTTGGAATATTTTTCAACGCAAACTTGCCAAAAGTGTTTATGTGATCAAGATAATCCTGATGTAGATTTGTATCGTGATGCTGTCTTAGATACGCAATCAT